CTACAAGAAAAGGTTCCAGCTAATTCAAAACAAATGAAAAAAAACCTAGATGAGATTACACCAATTATAATTAAACACGTTTTCGATGACAACAAAACGTTTAATTTTCACAGAAAAAAAATATAAACTTAAACCCTTAGTAGCTCTACTAAGGGTTTTTTTATTTTACTGACATATTTATATACATAACACATAAATATGGACATAAATTATAAAGACTTTAGAATACTTAAACGTGGTGAGAGCGGTTGGGGTGGGCTAATCGAGCACGATGCTGGATATATCTCCCCAGAAGAACCGAGAAACCAACTTTTTATCAATGAGATAAAAAAATTAGATACAGGTGGCAAACTAGCTATAATGGAACCACTTATCGTTTATGTGGTTTTACAAAAATTTGGTATTCTTAATCGTAACGGTAGAATCTATCGAGAAGCGATACTTAAAAGCCAAGACAGACTATATCAAGAAGCAATTAGAGAAAGAAGAGCAGTTGGTGAATTAGACCACCCAGAATGTCACCGACAAAGTGCTGAAATTTTAACTAAAGATGGGTGGAAATATATTAAAGATATTTCTTCAACTGAAGAAGTATATACTTTAAACCCAATTTCAAACCAAATAGAGCTAAAAACTATAACAAAAAAAATAGTTAAGCACTACAACGGTAATATGATTTCAATAAAAGGTAGGTCAATTGACTTAATGGTCACACCTAACCATAAATTTTGGGTTATAGATAGAAACGGTAATGGGAGTTTTATTACCGCCACAGACATACACGAACACAAGATTAAAGGTATTGATAAAATGTATATACCTAAACTTGGTAAGTGGGTTGGTGACGATAAAAAATTTTTTACTATTAAAGGTCTAGATGAAAATGAAATAGCTTTTAATACCTCATACAGTAAAAAATTAGAATTGATGAGTGATATTGAGATACCAATGGATTTATGGGTCAAATTTATGGGTGTTTATTTAGCCGATGGTTGTGTTGTGGTTAACAAAACAAAAAAAAGAATATCTAGAATAACTGAAAATGGTGAAACAGAATATGGTTTTGAATCATCTGATAGTGGTTATGTTTGTAAAATAACACAGAAAAAAGAAAATGGTAAAATACTGATAAGGGAATTATTACAATTATTACCGTTAAGTTTTAAAGAAATAATCTATTCAGATGGTAAAGTAGATTTTAAAATAAATGATGCTAGATTACATAATTATTTAAAACAATTTGGTAAATCACAAGATAAATTTATACCAACTGAATTAAAAGGATTGAGTGATAACTTATTATCTGATTTTTTAGATTGGTTTGTTTTGGGGGATGGACGAGTTAGAGATGGTAAATATCGAGAAGTTTTTAGTACTTCTAAAAAATTAATAAATGATTTACAAGAAATTATATTAAAAATTGGGTACTCATCTAATTTAAGAATTGAGGAACGAAATTATGATAGAATGTTTGAAAATAGAGTAATTAAAAAAGGTCATTCAAACCCAATGAATAGATTACATATTTCAAAAACAAAAGGTATTTATTTAGATAAAAGAACGTTAAAAACGGAATTAGTTGAGTATAACGATAATGTTTATTGTGTTGATGTACCTAATCACGTGTTCTATGTTAGAGATAATGGTAAAACTTGTTGGAATGGAAATTCATCTATTATTGCTGGTGATAGAATTTCACATAATATTGTTGAGACATGGTGGGAAGGTCACACACTTATGGGTAAAATGGAAATTTTGATGACACCTGGTTTTATTAACTACGGTATAGTGTCAACAAAAGGAGATGAAGTGGCTAACTTATTAAGAAATAGAATTAAGATTGGTGTTTCCTCTAGAGGTGTTGGTTCGTTAGTTGAAGGGGAAAATGGTGAACAAATAGTTCAAGAAGATTTTGAAATTATTTGTTGGGATGTAGTTACAGCCCCTTCTACCCCAGACGCATGGATTGGTAGAAGTAGAGAAGAAATGAAACCTTATGTTGAGAACAAAGAAACCAAGAAACCATTAATAAAAGAAAACCTATTAAACGATTTAGATAAATTTTTATCTGAATAAGATTTTTTTTAATCATTTTTATTGAAAAAATGATTTTTAATGAAATAACGTATATTTATTAACAAATGAGTTCTATCTCATTCTTTATCTATAAAATAAAACTAAAAAAGATAAAAAAAAAAATGGCAGATAAAAAATCTATAATTGAAGAAGCATTATTGGATATCAAAAATATTCAAAACGCTCTTAATGCCAACACTAAAGAAATACTTCGTAGCGTTGCTAAAGAAGAAATTAATGGTGTGGTGAAAGAATCTCTATACGAGGTTTATGAAGAAGAAGAATTGGAATTGGAACCAGCTGAAATGGGTGGTGAAGAAGACGATAGCTTAGGCGACATTGAAACCCCAAAAGAGGGACCAGAAATGGGCTCTGAATTAGGAATGGACACAGACGTGTTAGGTGGAGAAGAAATGGATATGACCGAAGCATCGGATGATGAAGTAATCGCAATTTATAAAAAATTAAGTGGCGAAGACGAAATCGAAATCGTGGGTGATGAAATCCACATGAATATCGCTGAACCAGGTGAATACGTAGTTAAACTTGATGGTGTAGGAGCAGAGGAAGAAGAATTAGAATTAGAACCAGCTGAAATGGGTGGTGAAGATTTAGAAGGAACTGACGATGTTGAATACGAAATTGAGATGGATGATGATAATGATGAATCAGAAACGCCAGATGACTTAGTACCAGCTGATGAAGAAGAAGAAGAAGAAGAAGAGATTGAGGCAATCGAAGAAAAAATTGGCGTTGGTACGGGAATGAGTCAAGGTACTCACCGTAACAAAAGAGGACCTGGTTCTATCGGAGCTCCAGAAAACCCTAAATCGGTAAACGAATCTACAAAAGCGAAACAATTAGTTTTTGAAACAACAAAAAAATATAATAGTTTATTGATTGAAGCTAGAAAACTTAAAGGGGAGAACGAAGAATTCAGAGCTGCTCTTAAAGAATTTAGAACTAAGTTAGTAGAAACTGTGGTGTTTAATTCTAACCTTACATATGTAACTAAATTGTTAATGGAACATTCAACTACAAAAGGTGAAAAACAAAATATTATAAAAAGATTTGATGAAGAGGTTTCTAACCTTAAAGAATCAAAAAAACTTTACAAAACAATCGCTAACGAATTGGATACAAGAAAACCAATCAACGAATCGATTGAGCGTAAAATTATTAAAGAGGCAACTACTAGTACTTCAAAACAATTAAATGAAAGCACTGCTTATGTTGACCCTTCAACGAAGAGAATCATGGATTTGATTAACAGAGTTGAAAAAAGATAATAACCCTAACAATAAAAAATAAAACAAAAACAAATTATGTCACATTTATTAGCATCTGGACAGGTTGGTAACATCGGATTAAACCACATGAAGGCTATCCGTAAAGAAACACAATCTAAATGGGATTCATTAGGATTCCTAGACGGTCTAAAAGGACACGTTAAAGAAAACATTGCTCAGTTATATGAAAACCAAGCATCTACATTATTAAGTGAAGGTACTACTACACAATCTTCTGGTTCTTTCGAAACAGTTGTATTCCCAATTGTACGTAGAGTATTCTCTAAATTATTAGCTAACGACATCGTGTCTGTACAAGCTATGAACATGCCAATCGGTAAATTATTTTACTTCGTACCACAAACTTCATCTCGTGTAGATGCTGCTGGTGTAGCTGGTGATAATTATGCTACTGGTGGTGCTTATGGTACTACTTTCTCTGCTCATACAGCAATGAACGGTGGTGTTCCATCTTGTATCGACCAAACTAACTGTGCAGTTACTCAATTCATCGGAAAAAACTTATACGATGCATTCTATAACGATGGTTTATTTGATAACTCAAAAGGTACTTTAACAATTGTTGCTGGTGCTAATCAAGTTTACACTATGGGTGTTGACGGTGCTTTCGCTATTGCTGCTCCTAGTGCTACTTTACCAACTGCAACTGATGGTTCATTAAGAGGTATCATTGTTGGTATTTCTGGTTTCTCAGCTGGTTTAACAACTAACGGTAGAGAAGTAATGACAGGTGCTGATGGTAACCAAATGGATACTGAATCTTTCTTAGCTTCATTACACGTATTGTCTACTAACGCTATCTTAGATAGAGACGCAAACACAATTATTGCTGCTGGTAAAGAAATTCCTTTCCGTCTTGTTACCCAACAATATGGTAAAGGTATCGTATCTGGTTCTAACGCATTAACTGATGGAACTGGTGTATGTTTCTTAGAATTAGACTTACGTCACCCTGTAGGAACAACTGCTGCTGGAACTGCTGCTGCTGCTGGAACTACAACTTATGATGGTTACGTTGGTGCTTCTGCTTCTACTGTATCTGCATTTACTTTTACATCTGCATGGGCAAGATATGCAACATTAGAACTTGAAACTGAAATGGGAGAAGTATCTTTCAGATTAGACGAAGTTGTTGTTGTTGTTGAAGAAAGAAAATTACGTGCTACTTGGTCTCCAGAGCTTGCTCAAGACGTTAGTGCATTCCACAACATTGATGCTGAAGCTGAATTAACAGCTATGTTATCAGAACAAGTTGCTGCTGAGATTGACCGTGAAATCCTTAGAGATATCCGTAAAGCTGCTGCATGGCAATTACGTTGGGACTATAACGGATGGAGAAGTGCTTCTTCAGCTGCTAGCCCATACACACAAAAAGACTGGAACCAAACTTTAATCACTAGATTAACCCAAGTTTCTGCTCAAATCCACAAATCTACTCTTAGAGGTGGTGCTAACTTTATCGTAGTTTCTTCTGAAATCTCTGCTATCTTTGATGATTTAGAATACTTCCACGTAAGTGATGCTAACCCAGAGCAAGACCAATATAACATGGGTATCGAAAGAATCGGTTCATTATCTGGACGTTTCCAAGTATACAGAGACCCTTATGCGCCATCTTACTCAGTAATCATTGGTCACAAAGGTAAATCTTTACTTGATACTGGTTATATCTACGCTCCATACGTACCATTACAATTAACGCCAACGATGTACAACCCGTTCAACTTTGCGCCAGTTAAAGGTATCATGACACGTTACGCTAAGAAAGTTGTGAACAACCGTTTTTACGGTCACGTAAGAGTAGACGGTGTACCTACATTTGACGTAAGAGAATTAAGATAATCTAATTAACGCTATAAAATAAAAAAGGCTACCATAACGGTAGCCTTTTTTATTTTATATATTTAACTATTACTGAATATCATATATTTATATTTATATGAAAACATTAATTAAAAAATTATTAAGAGAGAATTTTAATTCACCATTTAGGGGTAGAAATTTAATATACCATTCATCCCACATCGATGCAGTTATGAATATGTTATCAATTAATAAGATTGAAGCTAGAACTACTCAAACAATAAAAACAAAATTTAATAAAGAGGATAGAAAATATACTGGGGTGTCTTTTACTAGGAATAAAGATGTTGTATTTGGTGATGCTCAATTAATTTTAGATGGTGATTTAATTAAACGAGATTATGGTAATAAATTAATCCCTTACGATTATTATGGTGGAAAAGCCCCAAGTAAATCATCGGTAACAAGAAATAATTATGTTGAATCCGAAGAATTCTTAATTGGACCACTTAACGGGTTAAGCAAGTATATTTTAGGTATTAGAGATTCTACCGATAACTCAAAAATAGGTAGTAATATGATTGAATACCTTAAAACGCATGAACCCGATATTTTTAATGAATTTAAAGCAAGTATTGGTGACATACCGTTTTTTGATAATAAATTTAATAGAATAGAACTTTAAAATAACTTAAAAAACCAATAGTTAATGTAGTTTTTACTTTATTATTTATAGTTACTCATTATAATAAAAAAGTTATGGTTAAAAAATTATTAATATTGGGGTTAGGTCTGGTATCCATAGTTTCGATTGGTCAAACAATTACGATAGATAATAAATTAACCATCTCACATGGAGATATTACTTTATATCTAACAAAAGACACATGCGCTTTAGCCTCTAAACATGTGATAACTTATTCTGACTTTTTAAAATTAGATAAAGAAAGAGACAATAGATGGTTTCAAGACACCTACAAAGGAAAATATACAAAAGATTATTATTTAAGAACTGGTTATGATATTGGACACTTAACACCATCACATATTACTTCTTATAATAATGAATTAAACCATAGGTCTTTTAGTTTATTTAATGCAGCGCCACAACTAGCAGCTTTTAATAGAGGTAAATGGGCCCAAATAGAACGTTCTGTTGAAGATTCTATAGCCAAGTACAAGAAAGACGCTATTATTGTCACAGGAGTCATCTATGACGGTAAAAAGACCACATACATGGGTAAATCAAAAATACCAATCCCTATGTCGTTCTTCAAAGTCGTTTATATTGATGAAAAAGTATTCTGTTGGATTGGTTCTAATATAAATGGGTTAATAACCAAAACTACAGTAAAAGAATTAAATGACGTATTCAAACTAAACAAAACGATAATTAAACTAGATTAAATAAAAAAAGCCTAGAATTACCTAGGCTTTTTTTATTACGTTAACTCTTATATTTTATTTAAGCTTTTGTACCACAGCTAGAACAGAAATTATGTCCTTTACCTAATTTTGCACCACAGTTTGTACAGTAAACTTTAACGTTTAAATCTTCGACTGTGTTTATTTTTTGTGATACTGGAAGAAGTTTATATTCTACCACATGGAAAGCAAAGTAATCAAATTCTTTGTTTACCGTTTTAAATTTTTGGTCAGAACTAGAACCTTGTTCAACTCTACCAGTTTCAATTATTTTTGCTGAACGAGTAATACTAGATAGCGGTTTTAATTTACTATCTTTGATGGGTACAGTTCTTTGTGTGTAAGTTACATCACCTAGAGCTAACAAATCTATCGAATCTGTCGTGGCAATACTTGAACTATTAAGAGCCGTTAACCCGATAAAATTACTATTTAGTGAAGTAAAAGAACCCATACCATCAATATCATTAGTTGTACTATAGTGAACATAACCACCAGTGTTTGTGGTAAACGTTGGACCACCGAATATTGTGCGGCTTCCTTGTCTTTTTAGTATGCCACCATAGTATTGTTGTACTTTTTCTTTAAAAAATTCTACCTTAACGTCACCATTGTTTTCTATGGCTTTTTTTACTTCGCTAGTGTTTGACACTTCGTAAGTATCGAACAAGAATTTTTTAGCAACGTCTAAGTAACGGTCTAAGAATATTCTCTGGCCAGGATTTAATACCAACCCACCTTGAGATAAGGATTTATTATTTAGTGTGATTTTTGCCAACACAACTTCTGTTGTTGGGTTAAAGATTTCAATTTGGAACTCTTGTCCGCTTTGAAGATAATAGGATGGCATTTCGCCTTCTTTGTTGTAGACTTTTATTCTACTTTTGTTTACAGCAATGTTTGCTGTTGGTACCGTTTTAGACGGACCACTAATCATTTGTTTTTTCATTTTATTTAACTTTTAATAGTTGTTATTATTGTACTAATTTCTTTGTTGCTTTAACAACTCTAAAGTCAAATAATGACTCGAAACTAATACGTGAGTTAACGTAATAATAAATATACGACAAAATTATTTTTTGTCAAGCTTTTATTGAGAATTTCTAAGGTCAACTTGATTGACAATCTCAAATTTAATATTTTCTTTAATCGTAGTCACATCTAGGTTAGATGTAACTTTTATATCTAAATAATAAATATTTGGTATAAGACTACTAGTATCTATTAAAAAATAATAATTGTTTGGGGTGGCTTCAACTGGTTGAAAATCTATAACGGTTAATTCAGCTGAACCTTCTTTAACATATAACCTATATTCTAAATCACTTATTTTTTGATTTTGTTCAACAGTATAAGGTATTCTAGCAGAAACTAAAATTTTTCTTATATCACCACGTTTAATTTTTTCATTATGTTTAACACCAGAAACAGTCAACCCAACTTTTTTGGGTAGATAATCAGTGTTACCGATGTTATAATACCCTAAAGAGTCTTTAACGACAAAATCCAATGAAATATCTGGTCTAGCAACACCATCAATATATATATTAGACCAAGTATCAGTATACATGGTTTCTATATTTTCAGTAGTGGTTGGCACCAATAAATCTATTGAGTAAACTCCTTTGGTTACATGATTTACTTCAGTATCCGAAAAACCAGAAAATAAAACATCGTTATTATCGTATATATCTACTGTTGGTTTAAAATCTAAGTTATGTGGGTTACCAGCTAAATTTACATATAAAAATAATTTGTTGTTCTTATCCAAATAAAAATCATTCCTATCATCTTTAATGTGATTAGAATAAGTTGTTTCGATAAATGGTTCGTAGAATGTTTGAGTATTATTTGTGAAGAAACCAACATATTGTAATTCGGTAGTGTTTATTGCTTCGTAAGCTCTAGAATATGCTATACCTAAACCATGATTAGTATCACCAGTTAATACTCCGTTAACGAAATCACTTATATCCATTTCAATATTTTCGTTTCCTTTATCAAAATGTTGTGTAGAAACAGTAATGCCAGAAGGTGAACCAGAATAAACCCCAGTCCCATTAGCCCATTCAACACCTGTTCTTGCATTCACCCAGTTTGAAACACCATTATTAAATGATGCGTCACCGTTAGTTAATATGGGTATCTCATAATCATAACCAACACCGTTATCCCATGGTTGATTAATCTTGAAAGCAATTAAATCAAAAGATGCTGTTCTATCTTTTGAACCCATATTTTTGTTTAATAATTCTTTATCAAATGAACCAGTATTGGTCATTCTAAGAGTATGTTTTAATTTTGTTAAATCCGTAAATGTATCGCCAGTATACAATTCTTTAATTCGAGTTTCATCGAAGTATAATAAAAATCTACTATATCGTTGTTGACTGTCAGTGCCACCATAGAATAGTTCAGTTACTGGGTTTAACCCAGTGTTAACGTTAGTATTGCTGACGATAGTGTTGCTCTTATCGAAGTATGTTCGTATTACCATTTTATCTTTTATTAATAAATATCTAAGAAGATTAATTAATGCGAATGTTTTTAGATAACATTGATTTTTCTAAGTCTTCGGCTTTAGATTTAAAAGTAGCTAATGCTTGTTTATTACCAGACGCTGTTAAATCGGTTGCTGGGTTTCCATTACCGTTATGGACGTGAGAAAATAAAGCTTCTTTTAATAATTTAAGGTATTCAATCAAAACATCACCAAAAGGTAACTGGTGTGCTTCTTCTAAAATTTTAATCATTTCGGCTTCACTAACCAAATTATTTTGGTCAGTTACGTTAAATCTAGGACTACCATCTTTATGTGTTATTAAATTAATTTTATTAGCGACAATATTTGTGATTGTACCCTTTTCACGTGTTTCTTTATTTATCGTAACATCGTTTTTAATTTGGATAAACGCTTGAGTTTTAGTGTTAAATTGAAACGGAAACGGGTTTTTTGCCGATACTGGTGTGTTTTCAAATTTACCAGCCCTAAGAACTATCTCATTTTTTTTCTGAGTTATATCTGTGTTAAACCTACCTTGAATAGATATATCTTCTAAATCTGGAAATACACCTTTAAGTTGTGGTATTGTATCAATATTTACTTTTGGAGCTATTGGTCCAAAACTGAAACCAGCCAATGCTGTTGTTAACCCGCTATCTCTATTTAATTTATCTAATTGTGAGATTATTGGACCAATATATAATCTATCAACTTGTTGTTTGGTTTTGTCTAAAACAAAAACCCAAACCGCTTCACCTATTTTTGGGTATGTTGATAAAAATTTAGGTAACATAGGTGTAGCGTAAGGTAAATCAGCATTTAATATACCATCATCACCCCCAACTGATTGGGAACCTTTTACCCTAACTTTTATTCTACCTAAACCAAATTCATCTGTGATAGAAATAACTTCACCATATTTTAAATACTTAAAACTACTTACGTTTTCGTATCCGCTTTTTTCGCCTCTATTTAATTTATTAGTACCTTCAAAAAAATACATATTATTCCCCTTTTAATCTCTTTAGTATTAGTTTATTTGCAACATCAAATTTTTTTTCTATTTCAACCAATTTATCATAGTCTTGCAACATTTTTAATTTGATAGCTTCGTGGTCTGCCTCCATTTGTTTTATCTCAAACAAAATTTCATTGTTTGATTTTTCTTTTAAATCTTCATACATATTTTTATGTTTTATCTAATTACACCGTCACCTATACCCATTGTAGTTGTTGCACCTTTTGAAATAACTGGTGCGCCTAAGTTACCAACACCAATAGTGGTAACGGATACGCCTGGTGGGATTACAACCTCTATTTTAGCTTCGGTTAAAACGGCATTGATTATTTCTTCGATTCGAATAAGTTCCATGGCTTCTTCGTTATTAGGACCATCAGCAAACACATCACCGACTTGTCTTCCAGCTTCTGATTGCCTAGAAATTATTCTAGAAGCAACTGCACTTGCCGAAACACCAGGTCTTAGTTTAGCGCCAATCAATATAAGTGGTGGTGGTAATGGAACAACAGGTTCATCTGGTATTGAAAAAGCAGATAAAATAAGGTTCAAAACACCACTTATACTACCTAGATTGAAACTAGAATTAATCGATTTTATTTCTTCTTTTTTATCTATATTAAACGCCATTATCCTAAACCTTTTATTCTTCTAATCGCTTCTTGCGAAACGCCCACTAAACTTAGCAGTTGAGTGGTTTTATTTTTTAACACATCAATTTGTTTTTTTATTTGTGCCTCACCAATTAATTCCGCTATTCTTTTCAACGCAATTGCCAATAACATTTCAATAATCATAGTTGTTATTCTTTTTATTATATTTTTAACTAAAGCTTTGTTTTTTTTAATAAAATCAACACCATCAGTATAAGTTACTGTTGGGCCGTATACTATTTTAAAATTAACTAAAAAAATAAGAACAACCTTTGGTGATAAAATAACGCTTACAATCCCTTTAATCAAAGTACTAATAATTCCTTGAATAAAATTTAATTTAATCGTTTGTTTATCTTGTGGGTTTGGCGAATTAATTGTTGTTTTGTCAGCCATTTTATCCAAGTGACTATTTAAAACTTCTTTTTTTTGTTGAACCGTAACCGCAGTGCCCATATCATTATTAAAATTAGTTAAATTAGTTTCGGGTATTGAGGCATCGAATGTTGTTGCTGATTTAATTTTTACAATACCTTTTTTTCTATTATCAACGTCATTTTGTATTTTAGAAATTTCTTGGTTGTCAAAAGTAAAATAATTATCACCAATAGTTTGACCTTCATCTGTATTGACTATTTTATCGACTACATTATTAATCTTCGCCTCGGCTTCTAATTGTTTACTACTTTTACCTAAACTAAATGATATAGAACCAAAAACAATATCGATTATTTTATTGATTAACCCTTGAGAATTAAATAAGTTAAGACTATCAACAAAATTATTGTTTAAATCATTAAGCGTTTTTGTATCAAAACTTGGGTTTGCTTTTATAATAAGCGAGTTATTAGGGTTGACACCATTAGGGTCTAATGAAACAAATTTAAAATCAATAATGTTTTGCCACGTATGGGTGTTTCCATCATCTTGTATAACCGCATATAAAAAAGTATTGAAGTCTGTTGAAGCCAGACCAGCTGTTGGGTCGTCATACATTAATTTACCAGACACACTAGTTGGGTCAACTTTCATTAGGTCTAAAAAATCAATCTTTTTAACTTCAATCACTATACCAGTAGTGGTGTTTGATTTAATAAAGGCTGGTAAACTAGGGTCTATACCGCAACTAACAATACTTTTTAATTCTGTTTTAAGTGCTTTTTTAACCTCCACTTCTATTTCTTCGATTGAGTGGGTTAGAGTGTCAACCAATGCTTTTATTAACGCAGCATACCCAATCAAAGATTGGATTAGGTCAGTTAGGAAAGTTATGCTATCCCCATTGTTATTAACCGAAGGAAACGATGAGCTTAGTTTTAAATTTGGCATCGATTCTGTCAAAGTCTTAGCGGCAGCAATATTTCCAAAGATTTTTCTTTTTTTATTTAAGACACTCATAATGTTTTTTTATTAAAACTAATTTCTAAACGTTAGTGGGTTTAATTTATTATTTGTTTTCTTCTTCTTCTTCAATTCCTTTGTTTTTCAACATTTCACGAATAGTTTTAAAATCACTAAGAGATGCGGAACCGTTACTTCTTTCAGAAATAGCACCCTCAGCATCACCTCTATTTTTGATGATATCGCTTTGTAGTTTAGCCAATTCTAATTTTATCCTAATAGCTGAATCTTTTATTTTTAATAAACCACCTTTTTCTTTAGCTACTTTAGTTAAATCATCAATATCTACTGGGGTAGCGCTAGCTGACAATTCATTGATTGTTTTTTGAGCGTCATTTATTTGTAGACACGCATCGTTATAGGTTTCTTGCATTAAACCCTCTAGCGATTCATTGTTATTTACTTTAACTTCTTGTTTTTTCTTTCTTCCCATGATTTTTGTTTTACTATAAATACCTGTTAGTTTGGTTTTATCGTAATAATTCTATAAACCATGGTGTTTTAATAACTCATAAAGCTCTTTATATCTTTTCATAGCCAATCTAATATCTTTTGTCGATAAGTTGGTGTAATTTCTCATGGTTTCTAAAACAGAATTTTTATTATATTTAGAACCACCGTCCATAGATTCAAACGCTGTTTCCCAGTTTTCTAGAATTTCGATAAGAGCTAACCCCACTTTTCTTTCATTATCATTTAATTTCTTTTTTTGTGGTTGGTTTTCATCGTTCATTTCTTCTTGGATACCACTAGATAATTTTTTTAAAAAATTATCCATCATAAGCTCATCACCATCAATAACATAAGTCATATCTGACCTTTCCTCTATACTTGACGACATATCTTCATAAGATGATGTCTGTTTCATGTATTTTTCATCTTTTATTAATAACCCAAGAATATAATTCTTGGCTATTGTTCCAAAATACGAATAAGCTTTTTTCCCTCTTCCAGTTTCAAATTTATGCACTTTAGTTATCAGAAAAGAAACGGTGTCACCATGAAGTTCTTCAAAAGTTTCACCCTTTCTATATAATTTATACCTTCTGATAATTGATTCAATCATCTTATCTAATGGCGCTTTTAACCATTCATTAAAAATAACATTTCTTTCTGTTTCACTATCTGACTCTAAAAATTTAACGACCGCTTCTTCTTCCTCTGGACCAAAGTACATATCATTTTTTCTTTTACGCCCTCTTTTTATAATCATTTATTAACTTTGTGAATCGTATGTTATCTGTCTATCTTTTGGAAAATAGTATTCTTTTTTTGCTGTTGATAACCACCACTTAGCTTCAATTGGGTCTAGAGTTTCTTTGTAGTATGAGAATAAAGAACCTGGTCTTTGGTTTACGTGTTTGTAACCAAATCTAGGTACAACCATTACCCTAACATCCTTGAATGTCATACGTAATAAAAACTCATAGATAAACGTTAATTTAATACTAGGTTTAAACCCACCAAATTCTTCATAAGTAGATTTTTTAATAACCATTCCATCAATATTAAAGTTTTGATAGGTTAATAATGCATTGTTATCTAAAATACCTAACTCATCTGAAAAACTGTTGGCCCAAACTGCTTCGTTGGTAAAACCAATAAAGTTTCCTACTGAATCTACATCAATTACAATTGGTAAAAATAAATCAACGTTGCTATGTGCATCTATGTATTCAACAACATTTTTGAACCAAATCTTAGCATATTCATCATCGAATTCTAAGATAGAGAACCATTCTGTTTTGGTAACGGAAACACCGTAATTAACTTGCGAGGCAAAATCAGTAGCACCATCATTTTCAGCGATAACTACTAATTTTTTATTTTCACCAAAATCAAAAGATTTGATGTATTTTGCTGTTTCACTTCCTTTAGGTACAACAATAATTAATTTGTCTGGTTGCACTGTTTGGTTTGTAACGCTTTGGATTGCGTTTTGAAACATAGGTTTTGTTACTTCGTTCAAATCATGAACTGGAAGGATAACGCTTATTTGTGTTTGTTTTTCCATTTTTCTTTTTTTATTTTATATTTAATTAAACGTTAGTTGTTTGTGTTTTAGCTTCTTCTAATTTAGCTAAAGAATTTTGAACTTCTAGGATTCTGTTATTCGTTAAAGTATCATACGCTTTAGATAACGCATCTTTTTGTTTTTCTTCTGTGTATAAACCTTGTGAGCCTTTAATTCCCTCAATCAAATCAGTTGGTACGGAGTCTTCTAACCAAACTTTTAAATAGGTTGCAATTAATTCTGGAATATTCATAGTTGTGTTTGTCCAAACACCATTATTATTGATAACTAAATTACCTTCTTCATCTTTAGTTTCCATCCATTCTGGGATAAGATTAGGCATTTTACCGATAACCGTTGTGTTACACTCAATAGCTTCTAAAGGGAATGTTCCAAAACCAGAAGTATCATCAACCCATACAGCTAAACAAGATTTAGCTAATTCAGTGGCGAATTGTTGTCTAGGCAAACCCCTTAATTCTTTAAAAGTAACCCATTTATAAATTGGGTATTGTAAATAAAATGATTTTGCAATTTTAGCCGCATCACCTTGGTTTCTGGTAAGGATTGACACAACTGGGATTTTAGGTTTATCACTATCTTTAAAATAAGAGGGTATTGATACTGGTACAACTTGTGTGTTGATTGATGGGAATAGTGATTTTAAATAATCAGCTTGTTTTTCTGAAGTCGTTATTACATCATTAAAACCATAATCAGTGTTCCATCTTTTACCGATAGGTAATAACTCCAATAAGTAATCATAACTTTGCGAGAAAACAACTTTTTTACATGGGAACCCTTTTACTTGGTCCATAACATTTGAAAATATTTCTGGTATGACAATAATATCAGCTGGACTAATATTTAAATTCTGCCCTTCAATTGAAATGTGTGGTAATGAAGCATATTCTTCACCTAACCATTCACTAATTCCTTGACCATTTTCATCGGCTTTTAATTTATAATCGTTTTTTTCGTGTAGAATAGCGGCATTATAACCTAATTCATTAAGCATTTTAACATGCTCATAGATATTTGCGATACCAGCTGTAGGGTTACCTTTAGTGTCTAGAGTAAAGAAATAAACATTAAAATCTTTATTTTTTAAATTTTTGATTACTTTGGTAACGTTATCGATTTGTTCTTCAATTTGTTTTGTTTGTCCTTCCATTTTTTTTGTTTTTGGGTTGTTATATTTCTTTTAATATTTTATAATTTTTTAGCGTGTTGAATGCTATTCTATACGATACTGGTTTTTTACTTAAAGCTCTTTCAATACCTAATGAATCGTCTGGTTCTTCATCTACGTCATCCATAAGAATATCAATTAACATTCTTATTATTTCGTATTTATTAGAATCTAAAAGAGGAAAACGACCTCTAAACGTTTCTAATATTTCACCACCAGTAACTTCACCTTTTTCGTTAGTATAAGTTTTTTCAACTCTTTCAACAATGTCTTTAGAGTTTTGACCTTTTATTTTAATCGCTTCGTTTAAAGCATCTAAATCTAGTTGATAGATTATTCCTCCAAATTCAATCATATTTTTAAATTTCTTCGTAAGTTGTTGTTATTGTTGTCGTTGTTAAAATCCTATTTCTAAGTTCTTCATCGTTAATAAAATCCAAAATTGAGTCAATCTGATAATCAGAAGCAACTTTTTTATTGTAAGATGCGTTGACCTTCACGCTTATTTTACCAGAAGGTTTATTTTCTAAAGCTACTGGGTTGGCGGTGATTAATACGTCACAATCACCCCATTCATCAGAGTTTTGTTTAACGAATCTAATGTTTCCGATTCTACAGCTGGTTTTAGATAAGAAGAAATAGGTAGACGGGATACTTTTATCGATTTCACGACTCACCAATTCAACTTGGTGTTCATCATCATCGACAATATCCATAATAAAATTATTAAAATGGTTAATTAAACCATCAGACATTTGGTCAGCATGACCAAAAATTTCTAGAGGTGCTTCTAAATATAGAAACGAATTAAGTTTGTTAACGTTATCGAATTTAAAATGTTCTATTAAATTAAAATTAGTAACGTCTTCTTCTGTTAAATTAGTTTCGCCAATATACTTATCATATGTGTAAACCAATTGGCCGATAAAATCTCTTAAAACCTCATTTATACTTATACCTATTTTCATGATACCAATTTACGGGATAGTCATCAATAAGTAAAGTAAATTTTATAAATTATCTATTTTTTTTTTTAAAAAGTTTAAAAAACTAAAAAAACCAGATTTTTTAATTATTCTACTTGATGATGGTTTTGGTACCGTAATTTTTTTGTAGTCTTTATGTTCAAAAATGTTTATAAAATATTTTGTTAACCTATGTCTAACAACTTCATTTTCAGTAAATTCAACCACATTAACACCTTCTTCTGGGTGTAATTTAGCCATTCTGACTAACTCACCTAAACAACTAGATTCTGGTTTTTTTAAATCTACTTGATTACTATCACCTAGAGCTATTACTTTGGTGTTTTCAGAGAAACGAGTAAGAAGTGTTTTTCCGTTGTTATCGGTAACGTTTTGAAATTCATCAAATAACACGATACAGTTTGATAGTGACCTACCACGAATAGAACCAAAAACCTCCATTTTTATGTAACCAGCATCTAACAATTTATTAGTTAGTTCTTCACCTATTAGTTTATAGAAAGCATCAAAGAAAGACATCATAATAAATTTTAATTTATCTCTTTCATCACCAGGTAAAGTACCTAAATCCTCATCTTTAAGTTGAATGATTGATTTAACTAGTTTGATTTCATAATAAATTTCTGGGTGAGTTTTTAATAAGATTAACGCCTCAGCAACACTTAATAAGGTGTTGTGCGTTACAATACAATCATTTGTTAAATATAAATGGTTTTCGTCATTTACAGAAATACATTGAGCCTTTTTCTTACCTATTAGTTCAACATTTTTAATATACCGAATAGGAAAATATTTAACTCTTTGTTTCATTAGATTTATTTTCCTATCTAATTTAAATGGTATTACCCCTAGTGGTAAGTTAATATGTAGCGAATAAATAACCTTACATTCTTTTACCTCACCATTTAGTTTTCTATATTTACCTATTTTTTGTGTTTTTTTAACTATACCACCAAGTGATTGTACTATAAAGGTTACTCCATCTATTAACTTCTCAGAAGTAGAATAGAATAACGGTGTACCAGTTTTTGTATCCACGGAACCATCAGTGTCTAATAACCCCCTTAAAATTTCTAATCTAGTGTTAGTATCGTTAATTAGATATTCTTCTGGAATGAATTTGTATGAAGAAGTTAATCCAAATAAATTAACTTCACGTAAATACTCTGTTATATCATTTTTTTTAACCCCAACCGACTTTATAATATAATTTTGACCATATTTTTCTTTTAGAATATGATTTTTTGGTAAAATATTAGAAATCGTTTCAACAATTTGTACATCATTTGTTGTTAAGGATATTGCTGGTGTGGTAAAACCACCATCACCTAATAAACAACCTAATAAATAAGGGTCAATAGTAACTTCTTTGGTTTTAAATTCAATTTGTTTAACAATTGGAATTGAGTGATTAACTTTTTGTGATTTTTTACCAACAACTAACGAATTCATAATATCAATCGTATTTCTAACTGAACCTTTATTTGGATTTTTACCGATATAAATACGTTTCCCATTATCATCAGTTACTCTTTTACGTTTATTCCTCTCTTCATAGGTTTGAGTAAACCATAAATGTTCACCACAACACTCAGTTTGTGTTCCATCTGAAAAAGAAATTAAATAAATTTCTTTTTCACCTTGTGGGTAAACACCATCTACTAATATAGGGGTACCATTAACCCCAATAACCTCATCACCTACATTAATATCACCCATTTTAACATACCCTTTTGGGGTTAAAATTAATGAATCAAGTGGTTGGGCTTTACCAGTACCAGCTGGGCCAGTACAAATAGTTACATCACCATTTTTGATTGATTGGGTAAGTTTTTTCTGAACCTCATTCTTATGTTTTAAATCTATTTTTATCTGGCTAAGTAAGTCTTGTTTTATGTGTGCCGAAGAAACAATTTCGTTAGTTTCTGTTTTTTTAGTTCTAGTGGTTCTAGCTGGTTTAGCAGCAGTTGTTTTTAACGGTGTTGAAACTTTTTTTGACATAAATTTGTTTTATTAATAAATATAGCTCATATTATCAATTATTTTATTTTTTAGTTTTATCAGCATATTTTTTATCGAGTTCTTCCACTCTGTGTCCCTCCATTATGTCTTTACCGTTTACTATAGTGTTGGCGATGAACTTAATAACATATGACCCATTAAACTCTATAATTTTATCAAAAGATTCGATTTCGTATTCAAATTCTAAAAAATCAGAAACACCTAAAGATTTATACGTTACAAACTCAACAGATTTAAAATTTAACATGTTAGAATGTTGTGGGTTTTCAATAGCTTTTTTTATAGCGCTAATAAATAAACGACTAGTTCTGTTATATTCATCTGGATAAACACTAACATAAAACTCCAACATTTTTTTTGTTTTACTTATTTTTCTAACGACTAATTTTTTTGTAAAGTTTTCTATCGAAAAACTAGAGGCTTCGTTTCTAATTATTTTAATAGGTTTTCCCGCTTTGTTTGTCGCAAAGTACTCTAAACCATCTATTTCGCCATGGCTAGCACTAATTATTTCACCATCATCACCATGATTTATATTAACTTGGTCGTAAATACTCACATATTCATTATTCATAACTTGATTGCTTCCAGAAGAAATTTCACTATTATCAATAACCATTTCAACAATAAAAGTATCTACTTCATCAACTTTAACTTTTTTAAGAGCTTTTTTATTATTTCGTTTTATTACTTTAGTAATTGGCATACCATCATTATCGTAACCAATAATTTTAGCTGTAACACCTTCACTTGCTTTAAGTATTTTATATGTTCGCCATTTTAAATTTAAAACTTCTTGTGTTATTTCACCGTTGATTAATGAATCAGCTAATTGTCCTTGAGTTAACCTACAAGATTGTGAAACATCATCACTTAACGCTCCACCTATTTGACTAAGAGCATTTTTTTCAACGTTACTTAACGATAACGATAAAATACCCATCCATTTTTTAATACCCATTATAATATTTTTTTAAAAATTTCAATTATTTTTTTCGATGAACCACCATCCCCATATGGTGATTCAACATCGATAATATATTCCTTTATTTGAGAATCGAAACTTGGTTTTAAATCACTAGGTTCAATTACCATATAACTACTTAAACCAATAGATTCTGGTCTTTCAGTAATTTTTCTACATACCAAACATTTTTTATTAAAGAAAGAACATTCTTCTTGAAGACCCCCACTATCTGTGATTACTATTTTTGTTTTAACCAACAACTCTAATAAATTAGAATGTGTCATTGGTTCGATAACTGTGACGTTCGTTAAAATATCTTTGTGTTTTAAAACATTAGGGTTTGGGTGAATTGGCAAAATAAACTCAAGTTCTGGGTTTTCTTTTGCCAATTTATTGATTTCATTAAACCATAAATCGATTTGGTCATGGTTTTCACGTCTGTGAAGCGTAACTAAAACTTTATCTGTGTATTCACATTTGTCTTTGTAATGGATTAAATTATCCAACACAGTATTTCCAACAACATAGATATCACCTAACGTATGCTCGCTCTCTAGGTTTTTACGGTTTAATTCAGTAGGACATAGATGCACTTTAGCTATCGTAGAAACGATTCTTCTGTTGTTCTCTTCTGGATATGGGTTTTCGGTATCATAAGTCCTTAAACCAGCCTCTAAATGGATAACAGGGATTTGTCTATGTAAAGCAGATAACGCTAAACCCGTAACTGATGTTGTATCACCTTGTACTAAAATGTGTGTTATGTCATTTAAAAACTCATCTGGTATATTCATACAGTTCATTATAATACTGTCTAATCTATTTTTACCATAGTCTAATCCACTTAAATAATAATCAAATATACCGTTTGAGATTGTTTTATGTTGACCAGTAAATAATATTTTAAATGGAATATTTTCTTTTTCCATTTCGTCAATCAAAGGTTTAATTTTGATGAATTCTGGTCGAGTACCGTAAGTTAATAAAATCATTTTATTTTATTTTTAAAAAGTACTTCATTATTCCAATTAACCTTGTAGGTTAAATCACCATTAACTAATTCGTGCGTAACTTGAATCCAATCAATTAAACTTGTATATTTACCTATACCCATTTGATTGTGTAATTCTATCCCAATATAACCTATATTAGACAAATCTTTATTTAATAAAAATTCATATTCTGAATTTTCACAATCAATTTTCATGTAGTCAATATATTTTTCATTTATTTTACCGAATAATGTGTTGATATCTACAGATTTAACTTTATTCACAACATTATCACCCCAATCACTATTTAATAATTCGCTTTTAACACCAACAGACCCATGGTCATTGTTACTATGACCAACTAATTCTAACTCAATATCTGAAATTGACCACGCAGCTAAATTAAAACCGTAAATGTTTTCATCTAACTCAAACCTTGTTATTAGATTATCAAATAATTGTTTTTGAGGCTCTATAAAATATATTTTCTTAAAATGTTTTTTATATTTGTCAGTGAAATCACCTAAATTACACCCAACATCTACACACACACCACCAGTAGTCTCATGTGTTACCGTATAATACCCTAAATTAATGTTTCCCATTTTATTTATTTATTTATTTATTTATTTATTTATCACCCCAAACACATATTCTATTAGAATATATTGAGTTTTCATTTTTTATGTAGTAATCTCTTTTAAACCCTTCGCTTTGCAACCATGGATTTAGTGTTGACCCTATATCCAAATAAGTGTTATTTTTATTCGTTTCCCATAATTGATGGGATAACATATTACCAAATGGTCCACACGCAAATAAAAATAATTTACCAATAGTATTTTCTTTTTTAATTTCCTCAATTAATTCATAATTTTCCCTCCAAGCAGTATTTTCAACTGGGTAAAATTTTTCAATTTTAAATGGCAAGTTTTCAATTTTAGCGTTTTTATTCGCAACTAAATAAACAGCCCATTTTTTATATTCATCGATAAAATTCTCACAATAAAAATCATAATTAGCGTTCACAAAAATATTCGCAAAAGTTAAGTTGTTATCGTCTTGTCCACTGTAATCAATCATATCTCTATGGTCTGAACCAGTACAACATGGGCAACTTACACCAACGTAATAATCGTTATCTTTATATTGAAATGATTCAGTTAATTTTTGACGATAAAATTTATCATCTTTAGTGTAATTAAATTCACCATTATTAACTGGCATATCTCTCATCATCAACCATTCACCATCTGCAAACTTACTAAAAGAAAACGGTGCCCTATTTTTTAAGCGTTCAAATAAAACCTCTATTTCGTTTTTAAAATTTTTCATATATTTTTTTTTACTTTGAATTTATAATATTAAACCCATTATGTACCAAATGTTTGTAATACTCATTCATTTTGTTAATATTTGCTGGCACCAATGATAAACCATTTTTTTCGGTTCCCATTTCCCATCCCTTTGTACTACCCCACATTTCTGGGACGTGTGGTGGGTGAGGTGGTACATACGTATTTAAACCTAAGTATTTTTGTAACATGTATGAAAAGTGCATATCTTCACCTACGAAATCAAAACCATCTGGTGGTAATTCTCTCCAATATGTTGATAACCACTCTCTTTTAAAAAACCAAGCATGACCAACTATATCAACTCTAATGGGTTTTAAATTAGGATTATCCCAACCGTGTCTAACATTAGGTAAGTAACCGTCTTCGTTATTATAAACCAAACCAATCGTCCCTAACAACCCTTCATGCGTCTCCATTGTGTTTAAACAATTTTCAAACCACATTTTACCTGGTATGGTGTCATCATCAAAAACACAAACATATTCTGTTTTAGCGTTAAGTGCAAATGCAAATCTTGCCCACACACCTAAGTTTTTATTACACGAAGCAGTTGTGATTGAATCTGTTAATTCTGAATCAAAACCTTCTACGTTGTTTTGCCATAACATAATTTCTTTCGGTTTAACCGTTTGATTGTTTATAGTATCAATCTGTTGTTTTAGGAATTGTGGTCTTTTAAAACCATTCAATATCACCGTAATACCTTCCATTATTCTAATATTTTTTTGTATTCTTCTATTATTTCTGCCGTAATTGACTTACTATCAAATTTAACAATGTCTTCTGGAACAGGGTGTAGTTTTTGACTTAAAACATTTCCACTAGAATCAACATCATAAATCCAACCAGCTTTACCACACATCCAACCTTCAATTGTTGTTCTACCTAAAAGAATACCAGCTGTTTCATCACATTGATGAATGAATTTTTCAATATTAGCTGTCGGTTCAAAATAACTAACATGTTCTTGATTGTTTATCGTTTCATCTAAATACTTGTCGTTTTTCTTACCAACAATCCAAAGTTCTTGATTTTCTTCTTTGGTTTTATTTATAAGTTCTTGTATAGTATTTTTTCTAAGGTAATCAATTGTACCAACAAAAAGGATTCTTTTCTTTTCACGTTTTTCGTTTGAATTAGTGATTTTAAATTTATCACCATCGATAGGGTTATGAATAACACAAACCTTGTCCTCTGGAACACCAAACGAATTTATGATATGGTCTTTTATTTCTTGCCTAATAGCAATATATTGTTTAATAGACTCAGAAATAACTGGTTCTTCTAATGATATAACTTCTGAATGAATTGAACAAATAACTGGCGTATTTGGATACAGTCTTAGTAAGTGTTCGGTTACTGGTTTATGGTTTAAGTGAACAATATCAAAATTAATTTTTGAAATATTATATAGCGTATTTTCTTGTGAAACTACATCACCTTGAGGAGACTTTAATAACCATTTACCATCACCTAACTTAAAACCAGGAGGTTCTTGTAAACTATACATTTTAATACCAATAGATTTAGCTAAACCAGCCAATGGCATACCAATATTCGAACATACACTAACCTCACAACCTTTTTTTACTAATTGTTTAGCTAATTCAAAAACATAAAGTTCGGAACCAGTAAAATTGGCAAAACTCAAACAACCAATAAGGACATTTAATTTTTCACCCTTTCTTAATACTCTCTTTATGTTAGCTGGCAAATGTCCTTGGTAGGTTTCCGAAAAGTCAGTTCTATTTTTATCCCAAGCTTCATTAGTCATACCGATAGATTGATGGTTGATTCTGATAGCTGTGGTAACGCCAATCTTAACACCTTCTAAATAATTTTCGAACGCAAAGGTTACATCGTAAAAATGAAATCCTTCTACATTTTCGTTAAATTCTTTTTTAATTCTCGTTTTGTCTAACGCAAACCAAACACCATCACAAACAACCACTTCTTCCAGTATTTGACCTAAGTCATCGGAATAAGCAGATAACCAAGTTTTACCTTCGTGTGTGTGTGCGACACGACCATACATTTTTTTAGGGTTTTCCCACCACTGACCAGATACTGGCATGTTTTTAGACCCAGCAACACCTATAATACCAAATTCTGGGTTTTTTTCAAACATTTTGATTAGTTTTTTACCCCATTGATTGGTTTCAACAGTTAAGTCATCATGACAAAACACAACGATATCGTTTTTAGCTTGTTTTAACCCACGATTATATATTTGAGTTAGTGATTCACCATTATTGATTATTTCGATTACCTCGATGTGTTTATGGAGTCCAGAAGTCTTAATTAGATGTTCTTTATGTTCTGGTTTACTTTCTCTAGTACAATATATTACCGTTATCATTTTTTAAATCTGTTATAAGCGTTATCCGTTATTTTTATTATTTCTGCTTTACCAATAAAATCTATCAAATTTTTAGCGTTAGAATAACTCATGGCTGAACGCAAATAATCTTCAAAATTATTTGTCCATTGTTGTAACGTATATTCAACTTTTCTATATCGAATAACGCCTTCAGACGTAGTTGGAACAACTTTACCCCATTTCTTTTGAACTTCTTTAGTACTCATACCTCTAAATTTTTTATAAACAGGTATTTTTAATTTGTAAGCTTTTTCAGCTATATTTTGAGACACCTTGATATGTTTCCACAAATAGTTATCACCACATGATTCTATAGCTTTATTAAATAAACTACCAATCATAACAAAATCAGCACCTAAAGCCAATGCTTTAATTATATCACTATAATTCTGCATACCACCATCAGCAACAATTTTGGCTGGTTTATCTAAAGTACATGAAAGTTCGTAACATTCTTGAACCAAGGACCCCATAGGGTAACCAACACCTGTATGTACAGTTGTTGAACAGTTATGAACTATATTTTTATTAGCTGTGTATGACTCATTATCCTCAATAGTTAAATCATAAACCATTTCATAATTATCATTATTAATTTCCTCAATAGTAGAAATTTCTATTAACCTATATTTATTTAAATTCATCATATATTTTTTTTAATTTATTAATAAACCCTAAAGATTTAACCTCTTTATCATTAACTCTTATTAATATTAATTTATTTTTTTCAGCTATCTTATTTTTTAATAAATCATTTTTTTTAGCTTCTTCTTTAGAGTGCCAATATTCACCATCTAACTCTATTAATATTTTATTACCTAACTTATAGTCGAAAACTCTACCATCTAATTCAAAAGAACCAGTAATTGATTTGCCGAAATAAAATTTTAAAACGTTTTGAAACTCAATTTCAATCTGACTTTGTTTAATAAATTTTATTTTTTTAATCTCATTATATGATAATTTTTCTTTTAAATAAAAACTTAAAAAATTTTTATTAACATCAACACCTATTATTGTTATAATATCATTAAACGTTAATTTCTCTTTACTCTCTAATTCTTTTTTTAAAATTAAAATATTTTCATTTAGAATATTGATAATTGTATCGTTAGGTTTAAGTGGGTTTACCATCCACTTAACTTTAGATTTTAAAGAGATTCGCTTAAATTCTTCTTTATTTTTAATAAGACCTAATTTAAACCAATAACTTTTTAATGTTCTAAAATCTATAAATAAATCTTTACTCAAAACACTAATTGGTTTTTCTAACCTTATAAACTCATCGAATGTTCTATTTATTGTCTCAAAACTAATACCAGTTTTTTTTATTAAATTGTCAATATTATTATACTCTTTTTTTGATTTATTTACTTTAAATAAAGTATCTTCAGATGGGGTAATAAAATTTTTATGATTAGAATAATATTTTAAAAATTTACCTTTAAAATAATTAGTTTTTTTACCACAACCACAACCACATAAAACTATTTTATTATTCAAATAATGTTTTAAATAATATTCACTATTACTAATATTATGGTCTTTTTTTAAATGACTTATGAAAGATAAATAATTTTTATTATTAGTGTCTTTTTTAAATACAACACCACATTCTAAACATTTATTACCCTCATTAAATTTTTCTTTTAACATATCTTTAATTATAAATATGTCGAACTAATTAAAAGGTCAGACATTAGTTACGTATTCCAATAAAAAATATTCTTTAGTTAGTAAATCGGCACTTAACCATTCGGCATATTCATGAATATTATTATCATTAACTAAATTAGAAAATTTTTTATTTACAACGTAATATTCATGTTTTTTAGTTGAAATTGTTTCATTTATTTTTATTAATGATTCACTAGTTGGATAAGCTAAAGTACTAGATACTAGTTTAAATTCACCAGTGTGTGTTAAAACTAAATCATCAATTATAATATCTTTAATGTCTTTTTCACCATCTTTTGTTATTACTTTTGTTTCACCAACAAAACAACCACCACCGTTACCAATACCAACCCTAATATAATCGGCACCAGCGTTAGATAGCTCAACATAAGTTTCTGGGTTAGCAACATTACCAACCATTAATGTAACTTTAGGTAAAGTTCTTTTAATTTTTTTAGTGACGGTGATTAATCTTGACATATGACCATTAGCTATATCTATTAAATAAAATCCATTTGATTTTAAACGTTTAGAGTTTAATTCTTCTTCTATTTCTCGCAATGAATAAGATTCAAAATCACTATTATTTTTTTCACCTCTAGGTAAACATGTAATTATGTTTAGATTAGAGTAAATCAACTTGTTTTTCTCACTTATAACTGTATCCATAGGTGCAGTTATAAGCGGTAAAAAAAATGTTCGTCTTGGGTTTATATCTTGTCTACTTTTTATATCAGACGTTTTACTTGGTTTAATTAATATATCGTTAAAATCAAATTTATTTATCATGTTGTTTAGTTTAAACCAGTTGAACCGAAACCACCTTCACCACGTTGTGTATTTACGGAGATTTCATTAACCTTTGTTAATTTAATAATGTTTTTTGCACTTACAGCCGCTACAACCCCTTGCGCTATTCTATCACCATGGTTAACTATAAAATCTTCACTACCTAGATTGATTAATATAATTTTTATTTCACCTCTATAATCCGCATCTATAGTTCCAGGTGTATTTAAAACAGTCACCCCGTTTTTAGCAGCCAAACCACTACGTGGTCTTATTTGAATTTCAAAACTTTCTGGGATTTCAAAAAATAATCCAGTTGGTACTATTTCTCTTTTACCAGATGGTATTACTAATTTTCCAATTAAATTAGCCCTTAAATCAAAACCAGATGACCCAACAGTTTCGTACTGTGGGTCTTCATTGGTTGATTTATTTAAAAAGCTTAGTTTTATTTTATAATAATCTTCATCAACAGTAATGGTTGACAAATTACTAGCAAATTCGTTATCGAAATCTTCTTGCGAATAAGGATTGTTTGGGTCTACGACTTCTAAAAGTCTTGCTCTCATTTTTTCAACTATCACCATTATTTACTAGCTTTGTTTTTTTCATGTTTAATAGCAAACGTATTACCCATTTTTAATAACTCACCTAAGATGGTATTATGGTATTCAGCCATTTTATCATCTTTTTTATCAAACATAATAATAGCAGCGTATTCTTCTTCATTGAATAAAATACCATGGGATAAAGCATAATAAAGACTACGTTCACTTACTCGCATAGACACTAAATCCTCATTGAATTCATACATCTTACCTTGATTCTTACGGTGCCATTCAGAAGCACATGGCGTGTATAGGTTGGTCTTACCTATTTGATGTAACAGACAAACCTTAAGCAAAGATGCTTGGTCTACTTGTTCAGATTCTGGTAAGGCTTTGTTTATTAACACAGCATACTGTGCCACTCTTAATGAATGGTCAATAAGACCACCTTCAAAAGCGTTGTGTAATGATTCCATGGTAGATGCTGGCGCTTTGATAAAAGCTTCACCTAAGAAGGTCATCAACTCATTGTTCATGAAACCTAATTTTGTTGCAGTATCAAAATATTTTTTTGTGTTAGCAACGATTTTTTCTTGTTCTAAAGACATTGTTTTTTTTGTTTAAATGTGTTATATATTTTTTACAAATATACGAACAAAAAACCTAAAAAACAAGTCTTTTAGTATTGTTTTTTAGGTTTTTTTTCATATGTAGTTTTAGAAACTGTATCATCAACAATAACTTTTTCAACACCATTTTCAGTGATTACATTAATAGTACCACCAGAAACAACAATACCTTCTTCATTAAGTTTTTCTGTTTTTAAATCTTCAGAAATTTTTTCTTTAAGTTTTTTAATTTCAACACCAAATTCTTTTCGTTGAATAGCTAATTGATTGTTTATGTGTGCTTGGTCGTTTGTTTTAGTTTCAACTCTATCCATTAAGTTTTTAATATAACTAGCATCAGCACCGATATTATCAATCGGTGATTTTAATTTAGTTATTACGTCATCAGATATTTCTGTGTTAAGTTTAGGGTTAAAATCTTCGATTAATAAACCCTTACCTTTTCTTACTTCTGTTTGCTCTTCATCGCTAGTTAAGTATTCAGCTATAAAGTCAAATACTAATTTTAAATCGTTTTTTTTACTCATGATTTGTTATTTTGTTATTTTGTTATTTAGTAAATCTAAGTATAAAGTTCTTCTTTGTTCGGTAACTTTATCCATAGAGTAGATGTCTTTAATTGTATTGTGAAGATTTTCTTGTAATGCTGTCACAACTTCTGGGTTTTGAATCAATTTTTTTATCGCTGAATACCAATCTTTATGGTTTTTATTTGAATCGACCAATACACTGTTGGCTGTCATATCAAAACCACCACCATATTTGATTGTATTTTTTAAATCAATTTTATACGGCCCAAAGTTTTGCGCTATAATAGCTTTATGGTGAAAACCAGCTTCAATTACTTTTAATTGACTTTTAACTTTGTTAAATATGTTTTCTTCTAAAGGTGCTAGAGAAATATCAAATAAATTATAGTTTGAAGCATATGTAGAAATTGGTTTAGTCCAAACACGTCTATACGGTTCATTACTAATATTAGGGTACTCATCTAAAGTAAATTTCATTAAAAAATCTTTATACTCTGGACTAATCGTTTGATAGTTATCAGTAAAAATCTGTTCATATTTATACCAAACGCTTTCCAATGGTTTAATAGCCCTAGTTTTTTGTTCACCAGTAATACTATCAATCATTGTATGTGTACCTCTAGTATCAAAACCACATAATACAAATTGTACTTTATCTAATAAACCATCCGCTCTTAAACAACCAACAACATTGTTAAGTATTTCTAAATCTTTTAAATGTGAAGAACCACCTAACCACCCAATTCTAATTCTGTCAGATTTTTGTAAGTTTGGTGTGAATTGTTTTTCTGTGGGGTCAATGGCATTAGGTAAAACAAAAACATTTTTATTAAATTTTTTTATTTCGTCAGCAAATAAATTAGTAGTCGTTGTAATATTTTTAGCAACTTTAAGGTTGTTAAGTATTTTTTTATCGATTTCATTATTTTTAATTAAATGATATGCTGGGTGGTGTGTGCCTGGTGCCCAATAATCATCTAAATCCATAATAGAAACAATCCCCAAAGAATTAAATTTTTCAATTAAAGATTCCATTTGTTCGTATGGGCCAAGTGTTCTATGATAGTGAATGATATCGTATTGTTTTAACCAATCGTCATTATTTAACTGTGGTTCGTAATCCACGTCAACATGGAATTCCGATGGGTATTTATTTTCTAACGCAATATGTGGGTTGGTGCTTCTAAAGTAACTTTTCAGCTCACCCCAGTTCTGTCGCTAGGTATTACTAATACCTTTATTTTGCGACCAACTGGGGTGATGTTTGTTTTATTTTGTTTCATTTTTATTATTTTATTTTTTTTTTATTAATTTTCGTTAATTTGTATAAAGTTTTATTAATACCCAAATATAAGTTATTAAAAACATTAGTAAATAGAAAAAGACCCATATGGGTCTTTTTATTAATATTATTTCTTTTTTAGTGTTATTTTACCTTCTTTGATTAGCAAGTTAATTGTTTTCTTAATAGTTTCCTCGGTTATAGTTTTATTATAAACTTGTTTGAAGAAAGTATTTATACCCTCATTAATCATTTCTTTTAATTCTGTTTTACTAATAGTAACCATTTCAGAATTTTGTTGTGGTTTTTGAATGTTTTCATTAACCATTGGTCTAGATTGTGTAGGTCTTTTAATTGGAGCACCTGTAATTCTAGAAATATCTTCAGCGGTAAATTTAGATGGTGGAGCACTAAGTCTAGGTATTCTATTTTTAATCATAGCTTCTTTTACGTTAGCTGGTAATTTAGAATTCATAACTTGTTCTTCAGTATAATCTTGAACATTTGTTGGGTCAAAACTATTTTGTTGTGTTTCATAATTTTCATAGATTGCTTCTCTTTCATCTTTTTCATCATAACCAGAGCCATAACTTTCTCTCATAACACTATCTCTTGATTCCTTAACTGGTTTTTCATTTTCAACCTTGGACATTATTTGTCTAGATTTTGCTAATATCCCACTTAATTCGGATAAATTAACTGGTACTGGTGCTTCCATATTTCTTTTTATTTTTATATTTCTTTATTTGTTGGTGCTTGACTAATATCGCTTCTTTGTCTAGTAAATGTATCTGGGTTAACCTTTTTATTAACAACAGACATACTTTTGTCACCTGTTTGATTATATGTTGGAATACCTGAATTAATATCAGATACTGGGTTCTGCCATTTCATATTTGTTGGATACCAACCTTCAATCCTATCTAGTCTAAATATTTTCCAAGCACCACTTTTTGGTGTTGTTTTAGAACCACCAAAAATTTGATAAGCTCTTATACAATCATTACCCGCTTTAGTCTTAGCTAAATTGTAAACTTGAACATATCTTTTACTAGGTTCTTGACCTTCATAATCTCTATATAAAATGTTTACGTTATATTTACCATCTATAGCAGCCTTAACATCATTAACAGCTACACCCTCAGAAATAATCTGACGAGTTTTGTTAATTTCTTCTAATATAACTTCTTTAAATAGATTGTAAAGTTTCATTGTCTTTTTTTAAATAATTATTTGTCCTATATTAAGAGCGGTGTTAGGTAATGTGTAATCAGCTCCAGCAACTTGATAAGGACCATAACCCCAAGTACCAACGTTAAGTGTTATTTGGGAGTTTCTACCAGAACCAAAAACACCCAAAGTACCATTAATATCTTCAGTGTTACCACCATTATAATTTTTTGGCGCTGCATAAACACCTAGAGTAAGACCGTCACCAGTACCTTTACCATTATATGGTGATTGTTGGTCAGCGATAGCATTGGTATTGGTAGCACTATATTTATCATTTACATTACCTGTTATTTGAGGGTTTTTGTAAGGTCCTTGGAAAGCGTATTTTCCAGTACCGATAGCTGAATGATTGATTATCGCTAATCTACCAGAACCAGGATATAATGAGTTACCATTAATTGCATAAAATTCTAGTGGGGATTGCCCACCATTGTAAACTTGTGGCATGTGTTATAAGTTTTGTTTTTTGTTATTATTCATATATTCTATTAAATATCTGATTTCAGAAATTTCTTTTGTTATTCCCTCGCTTAAAGCTTGATAGTTATTTAATATTTTATGTTTTTCACCACCATCATGGTTGCTTTTCCTAGATACACTAGGTGTATTAATATCAGTTGGTGATTTTTCATCTTGATACATATTGTTAGGGTTTGTATCTTTTTGAGTTTTTCTTCTGAACTCATCAGCCTTTTTAGGGTTTTCAACAACTGTTTCAATTTCATTAAATCTAGCATCGCCACCTAATGTGTTATATTCAACACAATTTTTGGTGTTAAGACAAATTTCTTTTGCTGATTTAAGTCTAGATAATTCCATAGCATATGCTTGGTGTTTTTTACCCTCTTCTTTACCAGTAGTTAAAACTTTGTCTTTTATATTCCTGTTCATTGTTAAATATTTTTTGGTTTATTTTCATTTTTTTTACTATCCAATGCTTTTTTAACGTCTTCAATTTGAGTATCGGTTAAATCAATATCATTAATTGTGTCAATCATTTTAGCTAATTTTGGGTTATAGTTTTTATCTGTAACATCAGAAGTTTTACTTTTTTTAACCAAATCTTCTATTTTTTCTTCTACTGTTTTCTTTTTTACAATGGTTTTTACATCATATTCCCTTAAACCATAATTAACAGCTACACCACCAGTCCTAGAACCACCAAAACTATAGACAGCAAACCATGGAATATTTTGTCTGTAACGACCAAATACTTTATCTGTTGTTGTTGCCCTACCTTTTTCGTAATCAGAATTATCGTTGTATGGTTTTTCAACTGGTCCAGTTTCTATTTCACTGTTATTAGTAACGTTTCTATCACTTCCGTCAGAAAAAATATCGCCACCAACTGATTCAGTAAATTGTTTCTTTTTAAATGTTGCCATAAATTATCGTTTTATTATAAATATATTCAAAAAGTAGAATATTTATAATAAAACCTATAAATATGGCATTTAGAACAAAATTAGATTTTTCTAACAATAGACAAGTTAAACAAGACATAGTAACAACTACTGTTTTGTCTGGTGCAACTAATTTTGGAGTACCTTTTGGTAATCTACCAACAGGTCCAAACCTTTTAACTAGTGGTGTCACTCAAGATTATTTTGTTTTAAGTGATTTTTCTGGGAATAACACAACAACAAATTTTACTTGGGGTGACCCTATTATGGTCTTAGGCGAACCATATTTATCTGCAATAACACCCACTAATTCCGCAACAACTCAAACAATTGACCCTATTTTTTATTCTGAAACAACAACTGTAATTGATGAGAATTTAATAAATTTAACATATACTGGTTTTTCATACGATGTAGATGTTTTAACTATGGATGATTTAGGTAGTGGAAATTATAGTGGTACAGTACAAACTAACAACTTGTTTTATTTATCAGCTGGAACTTTAGATTTTACTGGAAGAACAATATGGGCTGACGTATCTGGTATTACAAGAACCGATAGATTAATTGTTACAAATGACCCACAAGTAGGCTATGTGTTGACGTGTATCGACTCTGAAGGTATGGTTGGTTTTTTACCTAGTTCTGGCGGTACTAGTGGGTCAACGTCAAATATTTGGGTGGCTGGAACTGGGGTTTCTTCAGCAGTATTGAGTGGTTCTGGTGGTGTGGGTAGTGGCGATTATTCTGTTACAGAAGGAAATAATTGTTTAACCTCTGGTTTTGCGTCACATGCTGAAGGTTCTGGCACAATAGCTAGTGGAAAATCATCACACGCTGAAGGTCAAAGCACAATAGCTAGTGGTGAATCATCACACGCTGAAGGTTTTGAAACACAAGCAACTGGTAGTTATTCACATGCTGAAGGGTTTAGAACACAAGCAAATGGTTATGGGTCATATGCTGGTGGTTCTGAAACTATAGCTAATGGTTTTATGTCATTTGTTTATGGTTCTGCTTCAACCGCTGACGCTGAGTACACCATCGTTTTAGGTAACGACATTTTTGGGGACCTAAGAAATACAACATATGTTGATTTTTTAAACATTAAGCGAATTTCATCACAAGCATCTGTTAATGATGTTAGAATTGATGCCAATGGTAATCTTACTACCAATACTTCGGATGAACGACTTAAAGAAAACATAACACCATTGACTGGTGCGTTGGCTAAAATAAAAGCCCTTCAAGGGGTTACTTATCAATGGAAAGATAGAAATGCTGGAACTAATGCTATTAAATTAGGTTTCATAGCACAACAAGTAGAAATTGTTGAACCTTTATTGGTGTTTACAAATGAAGATGAAGATGGTTATAAAGGATTACATATTGATGGGGTAATACCTTTGTTAGTTGAGGCAATTAAAGAGATAACTTCTGGCACAACATCTAATCATTTTTTAGAAACACAAACAATATTAGCTGAAGATAATAATATTGATTTGAATTATAACGGTACACCAGAAACAGGGGTTGATGGTGGAATTAGGGTTTTACACGCAAAAGGTCTTGGTTTATCGGCTGATTTAGTTACAGATTCAGAAGGTAACTGGACCACAAACAATGGTTTCAAACCTAACACATTAACAATCCCACAATACACACCAACTTCGTCTAGTGATATGTTTGGAACATTAGGTAACATCACTAGAGATGAGGATTACGTATATATTAAAACAAGCACTGGGTGGAAACGTGCTAACTTAGAAAGCTTTTAAAAATGGGAAATATTAAAAATTTTAACGTTAACAAACTAGACCTAAAATTATCCAATAGTGATTATTGGGACTTTTATTTGGCCAATGATTCCCAAGATGAAATAAATTATGGTGGGTTAGATTCTAACGGCTGTTTAGCTGTATGGTATGATTTTAATAACCCTTTGATTTATCAAAATAGTGTTGGTATAGAAACCATTGTTAGTTTAGCAGCTTGGGATGGTGCGGTTAATAGTGGTTATACTTTCCCCACCTTTGGGTTAACTGGGTTAGATAATGGTAAGTTAAGGTATGTTAAATCGTTTGGTGATGATTCTAATATTGGTTTATTAGATATTTTAAATACGACTAACTTAACAATACCAGCTAATGATTTTAGATTAAAATTAAATTTAGTTAGTGGTTCAACCAACCAATTTGTTTACCCTATCGAGTTGGTTAATGACACTACCCCTATTGGGACTAAATTAAGGCTAAGCGGTGGTTTTTATCAAGGTTTTTATAAAATAGATGGTTCAACATATGAAGTATTACCTACTAGGACTAAGAAAGCGTGGGTTGCTGATTTTTGGTTAAATAAAACAGAAATATCGCATACTGGCACTACTTTAAATGACTTATACCCTAACAATAAGGGTTTTTTCTTTTACATGGGTACTAGAGCGGAAAATAAATTTTGGAATATTTTTGATGGAAATAATACAGGCTGCACAATAAATTGCACATCTGATACAGGTTGTACTGATACGATAACAAATTTTTGTACAACAATTAAAGAAACAACTATTGATATTTTAGATGAACCATCTAGTATTATGGTGCCTTTAAGTCCCCCACAAATAAAAATTGAAAAAATCACAAACCAATTTTTGATTTATGGTAGAGCTGATGATAATTATAAGTGCAACAAATGTGGTTCGGGTAGAGACAACCGACCATTTGGTCGTGAAACAGTTTGTTCTTATAGTGGTGGTGGTATTTTTGTTAGTAGTTTAGAAACAAAAAAAACAGATTATACTAACCCATTTTTGGTTTATGGTAGAGCAAAAGATAATCAAACATGTACTGGTTGTGGTAATAGAACTAGTGATGGTTATGGTCGTGAAACAGTTTGTTCTTATAGTGGTGATAGCGAACCTAAATATGAAGTAGATAAAGATGTAGACATAATTGATAACGCTGTTGGTTTTAGAATTAAAGACGATGGTAGTATTGGTTATAGAAGCTTAAAATTAACTGGTCAGTGTAGTGACGATATTTATGTTACTGGTGTTACAATAGATGAACATTATTCACCAGCTGGTATTGTAAAAGATGATGAATGGAGTAAAATAAGTATACGTTTTGTTGCAAATGAAACGTATACTGAACAAGAATTAATATGTAAAAATAGAAGAAAAGGGCGTTTAATGATTTATGTTAATTGTAGATTAAAAGTCGTTTTTGATAATTTTGAAGAGTTTGTAGCTAAAAGATTAGACGAATATTACGCCAAACAAATTGGCGTACCGTTTAATCTAAGTATTGGAGGTGGTTCACAAGGATTGCTAGAAAACATGACTTTTGATGGGCAAGATATTAATGATTTAGGTTTAAACATAGAGAGAAATTTTGCTGGTACTTTTATCGGTGAAATATCAGAGTTTAAGTTTAACATTTGTGATATAACTTTTAACGATATAGATATCAGTTGTAAAGTAGATGGTGGGAAATATGGTTTACCAAGCAATAGATAGCTTGAAACTGATTTAACAATTTTTGGTGATGGAGACAACCAATTTTATATTATAGATAAAGAATAAAAAATTATATTAAAAAAACTATGGAATTTCACATAAATAAAGACTCAACATTACCAGTATTAAAATTAGAATTAATAAATGATGGTAGAAACGATTTTAAAAAATTTAACTATAAAATTCAAAACGCAAATATATTTTTTACCATGACCGATGTTATAACTGGTGTTAAACGTATTGCTAAAAAATTAGCTACTATTGAACAAGTAGAACCTAGAACCGATTGTACAGGTGATGAATTTTATTTAACATTCAACTTTAATCAAAACCAAACTAGCCACGCTGGTAGGTATGTGGGTCAATTTGAAATTGATTTCTTAGATGGTTCTGGTAATTTAATCGTACCTATTAGGGAAGAGTTATTTATCAATATCTTAGATGGGAGTGTAAAAAAATAACTGTTTAGTTGCAATATTAAAATTAAAATCGTAACTTTGTAACATACAAAGTTAAAAATATTTAGTGTTTTTACTTGTCAGATTCATTTTTGTTTAGTACCTTTGTAAAAATATAACAATGAGTCAAACAAAAACAAAAGTAAGTAATGAACTTATTGAGTCTTTCCTTCAAGGTAACGACCCACAACAATACATAGTAGCGGTAGAAGCTAATTATGATAAACCAATGGTTACTCTTGTAATCAACAACAAAGACGCTACCCCAACCAAAAAGTTAGAAGACCACCCTTATAAGCCATTTTTATGGTTTAAGGATAGTGTAACTGATAAATTATACGGTGGTAAGCGTATGAAAATAATCGAAGCATGTAGAAAATACGATGTTAAAATCACGTTACTTAGAACTGATGATGATGAAGGAAACATTCCGTTACGTATGGAAAACGGTTACAAGTACATAGCTACATGTAAAAAATCGTACAATAACCTAGTAAATTTTTTTAAAGAGGGTGGGGTTGATGTGTTTAGTAAAGACAACAATCGAGAGTTTGTTATTTTTAGCCCCACTGAACAATTTCTCATTCAAACAGGTAAACGTTTATTTAAAGGGATGGATAATTATGACGATGTGCATAGGTTTCAATTTGACTTAGAAACTGAGGGGTTATACGCTAGCAAAAATGCAATATTTCAAATTGGGGTTAGGGATAATCGAGGTTTAGAAGAAGTAATGGAAGTTAAAGGAACTAACGGCTACGAAAAACGTGATTCAGAAAGAGAAACCATCCAGAAATTCTTTAGAGTAATTGATATGGTTAAACCAGATATAATTACTGGTTATAATTCTGAAAATTTTGACTGGCCTTTCTTATTTGAACGTGCTGAACGTTTATCTATTCCAATAACGGAATTAGCTATCACCCTTAATAGAGTTTCTAAGATTAAACGTAAACCATCAACACTTAAGTTAGGTGGTGAAACGGAAGCTTATAACCAGACACATATGTATGGTTATAACATTATTGATATTTCACATGCTGTACGTAGAGCGATGGCAATTAATACTGAAATTAAATCATGGGGTTTAAAGTACATCACGCAATATTCTGAGATAGCTAAAGCTAATCGTGTTTATGTTGCTGGTGATAAAATTAATTCAACTTGGGCTGATAAGGCAAACAGTTACGCTTTTAACAATGAAAATGGTGATTGGTTTAAAATTACAGACAAGAACCCATTAAAAAAGAATTATATCAAAACTACTGGTCAATTTATCGTACAACGATACTTGTGTGATGACCTTTGGGAGACTGAACAAATAGATAATATATTCAACCAAGCCAGTTTTCTTATCGCAAAGATGTTACCAACAACATTCCAACGTTCATCAACAATGGGTACTGCTGGTCAATGGAAACTTATTATGGCTGCATGGTCTTATGAAAACGGTTTAGCTATTCCAGAAACACAAACTAAAAGAGATTTTACTGGTGGTCTTTCTCGTCTATTAGAAGTAGGATACGCTAGAAATGTGGTAAAGCTAGATTACGCAGCACTTTACCCTAAAACACAACTTACACACAACATTTTCCCAGAATTAGATATTAGTGGTGTGATGGAGGGGATGTTAACTTATGTGGTTGATACACGTGATAAGTTTAAATTCTTAAACGGTAAAGAAAAGAAAATCTACAAAAATTTAGAAACAAAACTTAAAGAGGAAAAAACTTTATTAGACAAAGAAAAAGAAACACTTAAAAAAGAAATACAAGAACATAAAGCTTTAGCTAACTTGTACGATAAAAAACAATTACCGCTTAAAATTCTTGCCAACTCATGGTTTGGTTCATACGGTGCACCTTATATTTTTAATTGGGGTGATACTGATTCAGCAGAAGAAACAACATGTCGTGGTCGTCAGTATTTACGTTTGATGGTTCGACACTTTACTGAAACACATGGGTTTCGTGCACTAGTTGGTGATACCGATGGATTTAACTTTTCATTTCCAGACAACGTTAATGACATAAAATATATAGCCAAGGGTAGCCATTGGAAAACAACGGAGGATGCTGGAAAAGAATTATCTGGGCTAGATGCTGTGTTGGCTGAGTTTAACGAAAATTATATGGAAGGTCGTATGGGGTTAGATATTGACGATATTTGTAATTCTACAATTAATTTTGCTCGTAAAAACTACGCTAACGATATTGGTGGAAAGATTAAACTAGTAGGTAACTCGGTAAAATCTAAAAGAATGTCTGTTTACATAGAAGATTTCTTGGGTAAATCTATTCGTATGTTGTTAGACGGTGATGGTCATTCATTCATTAATTATTATTATGAATATGTCGATAGAATTTATAATTACCAAATACCTTTGGTTAAAATAGCTTCTAAAGCTAAAGTTAAGTTATCAATGACTGATTACAAGAAAAAAGCTACGATGAAAAATAAAGCTGGTAACCCATTACCTAAACAAGCACACATGGAATTGGCCATGAGAGAAGCTTTAAATATTACTTTAGGTGATGTTTTATATTACATAAATATTGGTACTACTAAATCACAAGGTGACTTAAAAACAGTTGAGATTAATAAAATGACTAAGAAACAAGCTGATGCTTGGAAATTGGAAAATCCAGATATGTCATTACCAGTTGTTAGGAAAGAGGTTCAATTAAACAGTAAATTAATAGACCCAGAGATTGTTGAGCGTGATTTTGAACTGATTAAAGAACTCGAAATGTTGAAAAAAGCAGTTGCTGCTTTGGAAGAAGATGATGAGGACATTGAAACACTAAAACTTAGAATGGAAAGTATTGATTCCCAATTATTCACTGATGAGTACAATGTTGCTCGTTACTTAGATGCATTTAATAAAAAAGTTAAACCATTATTAGTTTGTTTTACCCCAGAAATACGTGATAATATTCTATTAGATATTGTTAAGATAAAAGATAAAGAAACTAAAAAAATAACTGAAAAGTTAAAGGAAAGACAAATATTCACTAGAAATGAATGTGAGTTGGTTTCTGGTATACCTTTTAAGGAAGCTGACCAAGATTCTTACCAAGACCTAATGCGAATGGAAGATAAAGAAATAAAGTTTTGGGATAAGGTTAATAAGTTGCCAAATAACATGGAAGAAACTGAATGGGAAGAACTTAGAGTTGATTACTACGAACGTATGCGTATCGCTAAAATAGAAGGTTTAATTCTTGAAAAAGAAACGATAGAAGATATAATTAAACATTTGGAACTTAAAGATTTAGAAAAATCAATGCAAGGTGTGTTACCTATAGATATATTAGTTTTATGCGATATTTCAGATGATGATTCGTTTTCACTTATTTCTAGAAAATGGAATGAACCATTGTGTTATTTTAATGATATATTTAAGTATGAAAAGCAAGCAGTAGAACGGGATAACTACTACAAAATAGTTGGTAAAGAAAATAACGATAATCGATATGAAGAATGGTTAGATTATTTAGCCGAGTGTAAAGTAATGACTGGAGAAACAATAGGTTCTGAATTCGAAACCATTGTTGACCATAAAAACATGGTTTTTATACTTAATAAGGTAAAAGAAAATTCGTCCAACGTAGTTATTGAACAGACAGTAGAGGTTATAAAAAAGCGTGTTATGATTGAAGATGAAGACGATGAAATTGAAGAAGATGAAGACGGTAATTTAGTTAGAAACGATGAAGATTTAAAATTAGATGATGAATTTGATGACACATATGGTGAAGTACCAGAAGGTTATGTAGTTGATGACACACTGTACTATGTTGATAACCAAGAACTAGCTAGTATAAACGAAATAGATGATAAATCTGAATTACAGCAACTACAACCACCTATACCAGTGGTAGAGGTTAAAAAAGAAAAGCTAGAAGATGATTGGGGTTTTTAGAAATAATAAAGGGGCTTACGCCCCTTTTTATTTTAATAAACCCAAAACCCTAATGGTCTGTATTTCATCGAAGTATTTAAGTCTGTTGCTTCTTTAGCACCTCTTTCTAATTGCGATGTGGATGAAAGTCTAAGTAGTCTAGCTTCCAATCTTTCTAACACAGCTTTTTTCTCGTCATTACCTTCTGAGATAAGTGTTTCATAATCCATAGTTCTTTCCGCTTCTGGCGGCCCAACAATCCCACCAAACTTACCTCTAGTTCTGCCTAAAGCTCTTTTAGCTTCCGCAATAAATAGCTGACGAATAAGTGTTTTTGTTGGTTCGTTAAATTCAGCGTAATCTAGCCTAGCTAATGGTACTTGATTTGGCATTTTAATAATATCTGGATTGTCGTCAAGACATTTACCTAAATTCTCTGGTGTAGTGTCGTAATAGTGATACCAAACTTGACAACCAGCCATGTTCATTGCACCACCAACCCCAGTACCTAAACCGCCAGCTGAACCACCAAAAGATAATTTTGAACCAGGAGTACTCATTAAATGAAGTAGTTTGGTTCCGTTTGGTCCAGCTGTTATTTTATGCGCTAATTCACTTCTAACAATACGATTTTTTAAATTCATATCGGCAGCAGTTAGCAATATATCAAAAGCTGGTGCAATATAATAACCCATATTTCCACCACCAGCACCCATTGTACCTACACCACCACCCATTTGTCCAAAACCACCACCAAAACCAGCGTCAATACCACCAAAATTAGCTAATAAAGCTCTATTCGTGGGAGGTGGAGTAATCCAAAGCACTTCGTTAATTTCACGACCAGCTGGGATAACATAAACTTGTCTTCCAGCTTCAACTTCGACATAGTCTTTTTTTAACTCCCACGGACCATTAGACTGTAAACCAACTTGTTTAGAATAAGCATAAGTATATTGGGTCATAAAGTTAAAGTTTCTAACACTCAAAGCAAATGCCATATCTGTTGTGTCTAAATTTTGACCTAATAAAGATTGCCATTGATGTTCAACTAACCATTCTTGGACATATTGAGCATAGTCCTCTATTGAAATTTCTAATAGGGTACAAAGTTGCTCATCTTCCAATTCAATTTGACGCACTGGTGCGCCCAATGAATGTCTGAATTGACGAAATAACTTATCACGTTCATCATTACTTATAGCCATAGTTCCTTTTTACTATAAATATCATTGACAGATAAAATAAAACAATAATATTTATTTTTTTTAACATAACTCATATATTTATATTAAAAATGTAATGACATGTCAACACAAAACAACGATTATTTAAATATTAGGATAAATAAAAAAATAAAAGAAGAATACAATGAATACTGTAATAAAAACGGTTATTCACTATCAAAACGAATAAAATTATTAATAGAAATGGATTTAAAAAAAAAATTATTATAAATGGCAAATAGGTGGAGTACTAATGAAATAGATTTTTTAAAAAATAATTATTCTGTTAATTGTAGTGATTATTGTGTAAAAAAATTAGGTAAAACAACTAAATCTATTTATATGAAAGCATTTAAATTAGGGTTGATTCTGGAAGAAAAATGGGTTAAGAATGATGATATTTTCTTAATTGAGAATTATAGTAAAATTGGCATACATGGTTGTGTTAAAGTATTAAATAGAAGTATAAAAAGTATTAAAGCAAGAACTAATAAATTAAAAATTAAATTAATCACTAACGATGAATTAATAAATAAATTTATAATAAAACATTATAATTTTTATATTTATAAATTAGTTAATTATATTAATTCAAAGACTAAAATTAATATAATTTGTCCTATACATGGAAATTTCGAACAATTACCGTATGAACATTTAAGAGGTAAAGGTTGTCCGAATTGTCGTGAATCAAAAGGTGAAAAAGAAATTAGAAATATATTAGAATCTAAAAAAATTAACTTTTCACCACAATATAAATTTAATGATTGTAAAAATATTAATAAATTACCATTCGATTTTTATTTACCAGATTATAACACATGTATCGAATTTCATGGGGAACAACATTATAAACCAATAAAATGGTTTGGTGGTGAAACGGTTTTTAATAAATTAAAAAGTAGAGATAAAATAAAAGAAAATTATTGTAACGATAATAATATTAAATTAATAATTATTCCATATAGAAAAAACATCCTTAAATATCTTAATCATGTTATCTAAGGAATAGTTTTTCTTTTTCGTCTATAGTTATTGACATAATAAATTTGTTTTATTATAAATATCAATAAGTTTTAATTTAACTTAAAAACTTCTTAGTTATCTCAACAGCTTCACTAATTGATTGGAAGGAAACATTAGGTACCAATAATTGTTTATCTATTTTTATCACTGGGACTTCTTCAGCTTTTGATGCTTCAGAAATTTCATCCCATTCTTTAATATTTTCTTCTAAGTTTATGTTTACGTCACGATATTTAATGCCTTGTGAATCATAAATCTTTTTTAATTCCTTGCAATAAGGGCATTCTGGGAAACTATAAATTGTTATCATATTACATTGTTATTAAGTCATCTACCAATAAGGCAGTTATTTCATCTTCTGTTAATTTTTTATCACCCATAATTATATTGATGATGTCTTTTTTACTATTTAACATAGACCACATTCTACTCGAAATAGTATCGTCAAATAATTGATAGTAAACATTGACATCATTTTTTTGACCAATACGGAATGCTCTATCTTCTGCTTGTTCATTATTCCCATTATAAATATTTTAAATAAAAAGTAAATATTTATATCTTTTTTAAAATATTAGTATATTTATTAATATGGGTACAATGTTACCACAAATAATAAATATGATAAAATTTAATAAAATGAAAGAAACTGAAATAAAAATTAGGATAAATTCTGAACTCAAAAATAAGTTTAAAAATAAATGTAAAATTGAATCTTTATCAATGAGTGATAAAATAATTAAATTTATAAATGATGATATTAATTTTATCACAGATGGTATTTTTTTATCACAAGAAAAATCAATTAAGATATTGTTAACTAAAATGGTTTTAAATAAAGTTTTAACAAATGAACTGTTTGAATTTAATCACACACTTAAAACAGTTTTAGAAAAAACATTAAAAGAAAATTTAAGTTTTGAAACTATAGTGTCAGAAATAAAAACGAATAAAGATAATAAAATGGTTTATGGCTCTGTTTTATTTTATTTAGAAGATAGAACACCATATAATATTGATTTTACAGTAATTGTAAATGAAGACTAAAATTTGTACTAAATGTAATCTTGAAAAATCAATCGCTGAATTTCACGTTAATAATTTAGGTAAAGATGGTTATCATTGTCAATGTAAAGAATGTAAAAATATTTACAAAAAAGAATATAATAAAATAAACCAAAATAAAAGACAAGAATATAGGTTAAAAAATAAACACGTTGGTTTATGGAGAAGTGTTCTTAAAATGTCTTTATGGAGATTAAACACCAAAAAAGAAGGTCACACTATAGATTTATTAGGTTATTCCGCTTTGGAGTTTAAAGAACATATTACAGCATTATTTACTGAGGGTATGACATGGAGAAACCATGGTGAATGGCACGTTGACCACATAAAACCAGTCGGTAGTTTTGAAACGACTGAACACCCTAGTATTGTAAATGCATTATCTAACCTTAGACCAATGTGGGGTACAACTAGGATTATTAACGGTGTTATTAACGTAGTTAATAAAACATATAAAAATATATAATATTATCATTCAGATAAAACTTATTTTTAAAATAAAATATATTTTTTTATCTTTTTCATTTTATCTATATATTTATTAATGTGCGAACAAAAATAAATAAAACAAATAGAGTTTTTATAAGAATCACAGATTCTACTAAAACTGAATTGCAACAATATTGTTTGGAAAACAATATTGGTATGTCTAAATTAATTACTAAACTGATTCTAAAAGAATTAGAAAATAAATAATGATTAGAACATCTAAACATATTATATCAAATGCTAATCAAGGGAAGCTTGCTTCCCTTGACCAAGTATTTATTGATTATAAACATGATTTAGAAATATATATAAACTATATAATAGAGGGTGTATTACCCCTTAAACCTAATTTATCATCTAAATTACTTCCTACAGAAGTAATAAAACATTCTAAATATAAAAGAGAAATATATAAACAAGCATCAGAAATTATAAGAAGTCAATTAGATAAAAGTAAAAAGAAAAGATATTCATCATATAAAAAAACATACACATATATGATGAAGAATCATCCTGATTCTTCATTCTGTAAAACTAAATTCTCTGACCTATCATTAAATAATATATTAAAAACTAAATATTTCACTAAACCTAATCTAAATAATGTTAGTATTAATCTAACAAATGAATTTTTTAATATACAAAATGGTTCCCATTTTGATAACTTTATTAATCTTAAATTACCTTATTTTAATGAAAAGGGCACTCGTGCCCTACAAATAAATATACCATTTAATCACCATAAACATTCATTATCATTTAAACATAATACGTTTAAATTAAGAAATAATATACAAATTAAGAAGGTAAAAAATAATTATTATATTAGCCTTATTTGGGAAAAAGAGATAGATATTAAAACCAATGGCAAAGCCATTGGAATTGATATGGGGTATAAAAAATTAATTGTTACATCTGATAATCAAGTTATTAATGGTGATTTAAGTGATATATATTCTAAAATAAGTAGATGTAAACAAGGTAGTAATGGATTTAAACGAAGTTTAAATCATAGAGATAATGAAATAAATAGGTTATGTAATTTAATTAACATCGAAGATGTTAATAATATAATAATAGAAGATTTAGTATCAGTTAAAACTGGTAAGAAATATTTTACAAATAAAATACAAAGATGGTCTTATGTCAAGACCATTGATAAAATAAATAGGATATGTGAGGATAACGGTATTATGTTGGTGAAGGTTTCACCAGCATATACCTCACAAACATGTTCTAGTTGCGGTCATGTAGATAAGAAGTCTCGCCAAGGCGAGAACTTCAAATGTACAAGTTGTAAATATGAAATAGATGCTGATTATAATGCAAGTATTAATATTTATAATAGAGGAATTTACAGTTTCTCTAACTAAAAAAAACTAAATTTATATATTTTTATATGAAATTAGTAACTGTTCATTATGAAGGTAATTTGAATAGGAGTAAAGTTAGAAGAAAAAAATTATAAATCACCATTCAATATTTTTTGGGTTAATAAATCTGTTTCATTTTCTTTGGTTATATTTTCAACACCTAATATTATGTTAATTATTTCTTGTTTTTGTTTTAAAGTTTCCCACATCCTTATTGATATAGTGTCGTCAAATAATTGATAATAAACATTAACATCATTCTTTTGTCCAATTCTATACGCTCTATCTTCAGCTTGTTCGTTATTACCAGTAACCCAATCAAATGAGTTAAAAATAACCACAGTTGCTTCAGTAAGTGTGATACCAACACCAGCAGATTTTATATTACCAACAAAAACTTTTACCTTGTCGTTGTTTTGAAACGAATCAACTGATTTTTGTTTTTGTAATGTTGTCATTAGGCCGTTGTGTTTAACCGCCAATTTACCAAAGTGATTAGATATCATTTCTAATTCATCAGTAAAACTAGTAAATACTATCACTTTACGACCCATTTCAATAGCGTTTTCTATCATTTCAATAGTATAAGGAATAGCTTCTTGCGCAATAAATTGTCTAAGTAGAATAAGTTCAACCAAATCTTTTTGTAGATTATCTGTTTTCTTACCCTCTAATTTCCTTTTTTGTAAGTATTCTTCCCAAAGTAATTCATATTGTTTAACACCTTTTTTATCTAACATATGGTGCATAGGTGTCACTACTTTATCTGGCATATCTAACACTTCAGTTTTTAAACGTCTAATAATAGTATTTTTGGTTTTATTAGCTAGTTCTTCTAAATTACTAGCACCATCAGTAAGCCATATTTGTTTTTTTTGACCATTCTTAAGCGTTCTAAAGAACTTTCTAGCATCACAATACCTTACAGCATAATGTTTCCAATTATCTGCGATAGGAGATTTAATAATCTTTAAAAGATTAAAGAAATCCATAGGTCTATTTGCGACGGGTGTACCAGTTAACAACCAAACCTTCTCTATTTTTTCCTTAGCACAAAGTTCCACCATTATTTTACCTCTAATACTTTCATTATTTTTTAAATAATGAGCCTCATCAATGATACATAAATCATAATTAGCGTTTACCAATTCTCTATTTAAAATTTCTTCTGGTTCACCTTCTTTTGGTTTTTTACCAGAAGATAAAGTATGGAAATTTTTAAGAATATCAAAATTAATTATAGTGAATTTAGCATCACTCCATTTTTTACCATCGATAATTGTTGTGTCATCACAAAAAACATTAATTTCACGCTCCCAGTTAATTTTTGTTGATGACGGGCAAACGACTAATATTTTTTTAGCACCACTTTCTAGTGCCGCTACAATCGATTGTGTTGTATTGTGTGTAACAATTCCATGTTCGACAACATATAACTTATCTGGAGTATCTACAGAAATACATACCGCATCACCTTTTGTTTCTAATTCAATATTAGAAATATATCGACCAACTGGATATTTTTTTGGCGAGTTATAAGAATTAGCTTTTCTTTTAAGTCTAAATGGGTTAATACCTTCTGGCATCTTGATATTTAACCTAAAAGCACGTTTACATATTACCCTAGTTCCATCCTCTTTTTTGTAAGAACCAACCTTAGATGATTTTCTAACAATACCACCTAAACTATGAACAATTTCAGCTACATCATCAGTTAGTTGTTCCGATACACTACAGTACTCGGTACCAGTAAATACACCAGCATTAGATTTAATACAATGACCATCAGTATCCATGAGACCTTGTAGTATAGCTATTCTATCATTAATTGATGAATATTTATAGATGTTAGGGATAAATTTAGTATCTGATTTTTTATTGTTTAAACCTAAATCTATTAATTCATGATTTAATTTAATGTAGGCTGTTAGATTATTATTTGTTGCAGCGTATTCATTAATATTTAGTTTTTTAAATATTTCTTCAAAATCATTTTGGTGTAATTCTATTTTAATATTATTTCTATTATCAAAATAACCATCCCCTAAACCAAGTCCTAATAAATAAGGTTCAATCGGTAATTCAATATTATTATAAAATTCTATTGGTTTGACAATTGGAATTTGCCACTTATTTTGACCATTACTATGTTTATAATATGTCTTTAATTTATATGGTCTTTTTTCATTCCAACCCGTCCCTTTTTGTTCAATAACCAATTCTTTATTGAGCATTTGTTCGGTACTTAGTGTAATGTACCTATTTTCTCTATTTTTTGAATTATTACCAGAATTATTTGACGATACAGTCCATAAATGTTCTTTACAAACTAAACCACTATAACCATCATTAAACGTAATACGATATAAATCTTTAACCCCTTGTGGGAAAACACCAGTAACATTACATGGGTTTCCATCAGAACCAATTACCTTGTCACCTACTTTAAGTGTACCTATTTTAACCTTATTTTTAGGGGTGTATATGTAAGTACTCGATAACCAAGCTTTCCCCAACCCCATATCATCAGCTAAAATACAACCGTTTCTGGAAAGAAGGAATTTAACACCTTCTTCTTGGTGTTGATATAGTTTCTTTCCATATTCTGATAAAACTTCGTTATATAGGTTAAAATCTACTTCTATATTACTAGGTTCAAAATATGGGTCATCAGTTAGCTGTGTTTTAGGTAACCAATACATTTTAGACTCTTTTTGGTTTTGTTTTAGTTTGCCGTATATATGAAATGTTTTATCTGTATCAGCAAGAATAAATTCAATTAAAACTTTTTCTGGTGTGAACGATAACTCATCCATTTTTTTTAGTTCTTCACCTAGATAAGGAGTTATACCAACAATCCTATTAATGAAAAGAGGTTCTCTTTCATGGTTTTCAGTAATGTACTTTGATTGGTTTTCAGTTAAAGCTAATTTATTATTTTTCAAAAAAGCTATTTTTAGTTTTTTGATGTATGGATTTATCCCTTCATATGTCTCAAGCAATGAAATGGCTGAACGCCCTCGTATATCGTCTAAATTTATCAAATCTTTTTGTTTTTAGTCCTGGTATAATTATACGTAAAGATAATAAAATATAAATAAAAATCAATAGTTTGTGGTTATTAATAAAAAGATAAATATTTATAATTAAAACCATGGACAATAAAAAAATCACACCCATAACACGAGTTAACAAGTTTTTTTCCGAATCGGATTTTAACTTGGAAATTTCTATGGGTAGGGAAGCGATTGAAGGTGATGGCAATTTCACAATAATATTATATAGAGTTAATAGAGATATTAGCGAATACGATAATCTTTATGGTGAAGCATCTAAAGATGGTATTAGATTTTTTCCACCAGTAGAACTAAAAGTGATTCCTATTATGGCAACACCAGAAAATAAAACATACAACAAAAATGGTATTTTAAGGTATTTGCAAGATGGAAATTTAACATTTGGGATTTATGATTCACAATTGTCAGAATTAGACACTACACTTAGCTATGGTGATTACATAGGTTACCCAGTTACAGAAACTGAAATTAGATATTTTAGCATCGTTAATGATGGGGTTAAAAATTACGATAACAAACATACTATTATGGGTTACAAAGGTGCTTTTAGAACTGTTGAATGTGCAGCAGTTGACGCTAATGAATTCAGAGGTTTATAAATAAAGTATAAGATATGGCAATGCCTAAAGGATATATAACCGACATAAATATAAAAAACCAAAAAATAGGTCCAGAAAGAAGACAAGAAATTCTAGATGGTATTGCTGATAAAGGCACGTTTTTACCTAAAGGTGTTTTAGAAGAAGATATGGACCAAAGTTTTATCGATTTTATGAATAACGATAAAGGTTTTTCAATTAGTGTTGGTGAAGATAAAATACCAGTAATTTTTTTAACTATACAACGATGGACTGAATTTACTAAAACATGGCAATTTACTGATAAATATAAAAATATTGAGATGCCTTTTATAACTGTTGTTAGAAAACCAGATATTCAACAAGGCCAAAATCAAGCTGGTTTATGGAATATCCCAGGAAACAGAACATATACTTATATGAAAGTACCAACATGGGATGGTGTAAGACGTGGTGTTGATTTATATAAAGTACCACAACCAACATCTGTTGACTTAACTTATGAAGTAAGAATTTTTACCAGTAAAATGAAAGACTTAAATAAATTTAATAGAAAAATTCAAAGAGCTTTTCAGTCTAAGCAATGTTATTTGAACGTAAACGGCCACCCTATGCCATTGCATTTAGAATCAATTGGTGATGAAAGTAATATAGATGATTTTGAAAATAGAAGGTTTTATGTTCAATTGTTCGAAATGAAATTATTGGGATATATACTAGATGAAGATGACTATGAAGTTATACCAACAATGAATAGAAATATATTAACTATCGAGTCTGAAGAACCTAAAGTTTATGATAATAATATCATTAAAGAAACTAAAAAAGGTAATACAGTAACTTTCGCTTTTATTTTTAAACCAAGAGCTGAAACACAATTTTCTTTTATCGCACAATATTCTGCTAATTTTACAAATATTATTGAGATTGAAGGTATAAGTAGAATAACAATAAAAATTAACGACTTAGTTGTTTTTGACGGTTTAAACTTGAACACACCCTTAATCGTTAATAGTAACGATACGGTTTTTGTTAGGGTTTATAAACCACTAGCAATTATAGGTTCGTTTAAATTAATAGGTAGCACAACATAATGAGTTATTTTTTCAACGTATCGGACATTAACCAAACATTTATTCTAGAACCTTTAGAAATAACTGGAAACACCACTACTTTATCTGCTTGTACAGCTATTTACACTAATAGGTTAATTAGCTGTGATGATGATGGAACAATAATAATTCTAAGGGATAATATAGAAGTAAGTAAAAACATAATACCACTTATTGATGGTGAGAATGATTTAGGAATACCAAGTCTTAGATTTAGAAATATAAATACAATTAGTGGAGCATCTTCTGTTTGGACATCAACACAAAAAATAAACACACCAGAAATAGATTTAGGTTTAAGCTCTCTAGATGAAAATAGAATTATCACAGCAAATAACTCAATCATAGAAAATGATATCTTAAATGGTGGTGTATATTAAAAAACTAAATAGTTATAATAAAACAATAAAAAAAACAATTAATTATGGCAAATAGAATAACAACCCACATATTAAAGAATAGTAACATCGTTAATCGACCATTACCAACATCTTTATTAGGTGGTGAACCAATAGTAAATACAGCAGATGGTATTGTTTACTTTTCTGGTGTAACAAGCTCTACAAATAACTGGGTTCCAGCTGGTATTGGTTTGATAGCAAACTTTTTTGAAGCTGGTTCTAATCTTTATGATTTACAATTAAGGAATAGAATTACTAAATATGAAGGTGTTTCTGGCGCTGGTTTAGTTGGTAAATTTTTATCTGGTACAACTAACGGGTTTGTATTGGCAAACATTTCAAGTATTAGCAGTATTGACACATACGTAACTGGGTTTACATACTCAAATAACGTTGCTACAATTAAAAGAAATCAAGGTCAAGATGATTTATCAATATTGATAAACACAATGACTGGTTTAACAGTTTCTGATTTAACAGCTAATAGGTTGGTTTACACAACAACTTCTGGTAAATTAATTACTGGCACAGCAACCTTTGATGGAACCAATATGTCGTTACCAACAGATGGTTCGTTATCAGTTGGTAGTGGTGGTTTAACAGTTGGTAGTGGTGGTTCGCCTGGGTTGTCTGGAACTGGTGATGTAGTTATTAACGGTTCATTAACAGTATTTGGTGCTAGCGTTTCTGCATTTACTTCTCAATTATACGTAGAAGATGATAACATTACCATTAATTTTAATCCAACAGGAAACACAGCTGCAACGTCAATTGGTGCTGGTTGGACAATACAAGATGGTAACGGTGTTAGTGCTGGTGATGTTAATTTAGATATTAGAACCATGAATACCTTTACAGGTTTAACATCAACTCAAATACCTTCAATTGCAGAATATGGTGGTTCAACTGGATATGCGAATAGAGCTTGGGTTACACAATTGAATGACGTTGTTATTAGAAGCACCAATGTAACCACACCAAATGGCGTTAGGGTGTTAGCTGAGTTCGACATTTTAGATGGGGGTATTTACTAAGACATTGATTATTAATTAGTTATAATTAATATTTTATTTAGACCGAGGAAACTATTGACTTTTAAAATACTTTTATTGTTTTAAAAATAAAAAATCGTCATGAAAGGATTAGATGGCGGTTTTAATGTTGGTAATGTTTGTAATGGAAAAGCTAAATCAGCTGGTGGTTTTATTTGGAAATTTAAAAATAAAATATAACAAAAAAGGGCTTCGGTCCCTTTTTTTATCACCTAAACTTTATTTACGACATATTTATAATATGATGGTTATATAACCAAAAAAACATAACACTTCTACATAGAAGTTTAAATAATCCATTTATATGGTAACTAGAAAAAACACACTATTACTTAAACGTTCTAATATCGCTGGAAATATACCAACGGCTGGACAAATACAATTAGGTGAATTAGCGTTAAACACTTCTGATGTTAAATTATACGCATCTGGAACATCAACCGATTCAATATTGCAAATAGGTTGGGATAGGGTGTCACGAACGGGTGATACTATGACGGGTACACTTTATGCTCCAACAATATCAGCAACAACAATTAGTGCTGGTTTTATTGAAAGCATCAAAAACATTACAAGAAATTTCGTAAGTGACAAAGCACTTGGAGCAACTACTGCTGCGGGAGGTACAGTCACTTGGATAGAAATTTACAAAAAATTAATTCCAGCAAATACAATAAATGACTTAGACGAATTAGCGGTTGAGGGCATTTGCGAGG